TTTGAAAATATGACTTCTGGTATTATTGTCGATAGAAGAAAGATCAATACGAATTTGACTTATATCGCAAATCCGTATGTTGTCAAACGACCGAATGGAGTTAACTCTGAACTGTTATTTTACACAATACCTGTTCGAACTATAACTCCTAGCGCCGAAACGACAGAACCAAATAACCAACCATATTGGTATATTTCATTCCCACTGGACAACTATGAGATAAAAGTTGGTGAAAGATGGACACTTTCGTTTGAATGGAGAGTAAATCCTTTAGGTAATGATTATTTCTCTGCGGCAGAGTCTCAACAATTTCATTATGGTTTTTACGACTTCGATAAAAAACGTTGGGAAATTGGTCCTTGGATGGTTGATGTAAGTGCCACAGGAAGACAAGCTGCGGGTCCTGATTATCGTAAAGTGTCTCAAAATATGGCGTATACTCAACTTAGAAGTCTTGGGAAGAACGTTCGATTTGCGATAGTATATACACATTCATCTTCATTATATTTCCGTAATATAATGTGGAATAAAGGTGAAGAAGCACCATACAGTCCTATTACTTCTATCTCTACTAGGGTTACTCAACTCGCAGGATCTTGGGCTGTTAAAAATCTTAACAGTAACAACGACGTTGTATCCGAGATCAATGCTACAGGTACGGATGTTCGTATCAAAGGTTCGTCTATTTGGCTTGATGGTAACACTAAAATTGAGAATGCTGTGATCAAGGATGCTCATATAGCGAATATCAATGCTGGTAAGGTTACTACAGGCACTCTTGATGCTAATAGAGTTAATGTTATAAACTTAAATGCTAGTAACATTGTGACTGGTGCAATGAGTGCAAACTATATTCGAGGTGGAATTCTGGCATCTCAGAGTGGAAGTTTGGCATTTGACTTGAATAGGAATTATCTGAGATTCAACGCCGCGGCAAATATAGAATTTACTACGGCAAACAACTCGTTATTCCGTAGAAAAGGCGACGGTACTGGTTTTCTCCACTTTAGTGATGATACTTATGGTGGAGTATTCGTAGGTCTCGGTGTTACTTCACATAATATCGGGACGATATCTCAAGACACTGGTTACTTCTCCGGTATACGTATATTCCGTACAAATGATAACGTCGACCAAACGGAGATCTTTGGTGATAAAATATTACTTGGTCATGCTTTCTCTGGCGGTCGAGATGGTATATATCATTTCGTATTCGAACCGACTAAACTTTCTAAGGGCATTAGCATGATACGATTATGTAACTCTGTAGAATCTCTATGGCGATGTTGGGAGCATTTAAACAATGTAGGATGGAATGTAGGTAGCAATGACTTTTCAAACGCTGTTTGGAATGAACGAAGAAATCACAAATATATTGGCACATAGAAAGGAGACATAATATGTCTATTGATATTAATGTATGGTTGGCATGGATGTTTGCACGTGAAAATCGTGTAACATATTCCATGACATACCGAAACGGGCCTGGCTCATTCGACTGTAGTTCTAGCATGTATTTTGCTGGTGTCGAAGCTGGGATGCCTAAATTATCATGGCCATGTTCGACAGAGTCAATGCATGACTGGTTATTGAATAATGGTTGGACACTCATTGGCGAAAACCAAGAGACCGCTACGCAACGCGGAGACATCTTTATCTGGGGACAGAAGGGATACTCTGCTGGGGCCGGAGGACATACTGGTATGTTTGTGGATAGTGAAAACATTATTCACTGTAACTACGGGTATAACACTATTTGTCAGAACAATCACGATTGGCTTTGGGGAATCAATGGAGGTCCTTATGTATACTATTACAGATACACTGGCGGACAACCTCAGGCGACTCTTCCACCCGCCGTAGTACAATCTGCTCAGAGTACATTTGAACGTGAATTAGACGCTCGTCAGCCACTATCAAAATCAGAGCAACCGTACTACGAGGCGACAGTCACAGAGGACTATTGGGTTGAAGCTGCACCATATGGAGGTGCTCCGGAGAAAGAGCTATTCAAAGCTGGATCTCGTGTCCGTGTCTATGAAAAGGTGAATGGGTATTCTCGTATCGGTTCTCCGCAATCAGACCAATGGATGGACGACAATTATCTAGATGATGCTACTGATATGTCGGGGCATTTGTAATTTTTTAGAAAAAAGGTATAAAACTTATGAAACTAATTGACGAAAACGGAACCCTACAACACGTTGACAACTCTTCCGATATTATCAAACATTACGGTAAGAAAGGAATGAAATGGGGAGTTAAGAAGGCTATTGATTATGCTAAAGCTTATGGTAGGGCTGCTTACAACAATGCTCGTCACCCGATCCATTCTACTCGTGCAAGCATGGAAGCTCTTGTGAAATCTCCAGTGGGTTCCAACCTTGCTACTAAGCGTTCTTTGGACTACCGTAACAAACGTGTATCTGAATTGGTTAAAGCGAAAGCAGCTATGAAAGACTCTAAGCGTAAATACAAGAAAGAGCGCAAAGCTATTGATGAGAAATACTCTCGTCGTGAAGATAAGATCGGCAACATGAAAGGAAGTAATTCTAAGATTGCACGGTTGGAAAATGAGAACGCTGCTGCGCATTTGAAAGAACGTGGACGTCTTGATGCTAACTACAAGAAGAATAGTCCTAAGAATAGATACGCTAACGTTAAGAAGAACGGTCGTACGAAATACTAGGAGGTACTAATGGTATTATTGTATGATAATGATACCTTAGTTCACGTTGATTCCTCGGAAGATATTATCCAACATTATGGGAAGAAAGGTATGAAGTGGGGCGTAATAACCTCTGCTAGAAATCTTAAAACTCTTTGGAAAAATCTTCCTGAGAGTCGACGTAAACAAATTAAACTAGCTGCACAGGTAGCCGGATATACTGTAGGTATTGTCGGATACCATTATGCTAAAGGCAAAGCAAATCCTTATATAAGGAGCGCTATTGTCCGAGCTATAACATAAGGAGGTCTGAATGCCAGACATTTATGATATGGACGAAAACCAACGCATTGAGCGATCCGTTAATGGGTTGCTCGGGCGTTTGTCCGCGTTACTTTGGGAGAACGAATCTCTCAAAACAGAAGGAGCTTATTATAAGCAAAAATACATTGAGGCTATGGAAGAACTGTCTCAATTAAAAGAAAAAGGAGATAAATAATGGTTGTAAGTGCAAAAAAATGTAAAGCTATCAGATATGTTTACATACTGGCTTACCCAAAATGAAAATTGGTCAGAAATGGAAGAAAACATTCTAGGTCGTGTTATTCGTGAACATGATGAGATGAAGAAGTCTGGAAGTACTGGCGGCGGTTTAGGCGAAGATAGTGTTAAATCTATTGTGGATACTAAACTCGAAGAGTATAAAAAGACTGTTCCTACTCCTACGCCATCATTATCACGAGAAGATATCACGCTTTTAGTATCCCAGAAACTTAACGATATTGACTATTACGCAAAAGTTATGGAACAACTTTCTGACGTGTCTTTATCTGGTTTTGTAAATCATTGGGTTAAGGAAGCATCTACTGGTACACGAGAAGGCGAAGGTAAGGGATCTGTATTTGCCGTATTCTCAGAAATGGCACTTCAAAACGAACATCCTGACAATGCTTTCGCTAAAATGCATAATGACATTAAAGAACTTAAACGTGTCGTTAAGCAATTGGCTACTGCTGCAAATATCGAAAATACAATTACTCTTGACGAAGAATAACAAATGACGCAGGACCTACACGGGTCCTGTTTTTTTTTGTAAAACCGCAGAATTTACATATCCAATAATGAAAACAAATATAATTATTGGAGGACATTACTATGTTGAAATATGTTGATATTAAAGGAAACGAAGTTACTGAAATTGCCGCTCGTGAGGGTATTGAGCAAATATTGGCTATTCGTGAGTATTTAAATAATTTGATGGTGTTTCTTAGGGATACAACTGAATTATCCGAAGAACAAATCAAAGAATTTGACAATACGGTACGAGAGTTCAATAATACACTCGATTACTGCTCACCGAAAGGTGAAGAAGTACGTATCGATCCAGATACATATCTTAAACTACAAGGAATTAGTATGGAACTTATGACTATATGTGGTAAAAAAGATGAAAGCTATTACTATGAAAAAGGAGTTGAGTATGCTAGTGAACATCAAGAGGAAGCCATTGAAATGGGTAGACTCTGTTATGAAATTCACAACAAATACGAACTACTTAAAGAAGCGTAATAGCTTCTTCTTTTTTTCGCATTTTTTACATAGGCCATAATGAAAAACTAATTATAAAAAGGAGGAACGCATTATGTTCAGAAGAATTTTACGGGAAGTGGGGTTCCGCTGTTTAGCGGGATACGCCGTTCTTGAGGAGGGAAGAATTAAGAAACTCGAGCAAGAAGGGTATATTCTAAAGGACGCGGAAGACCATAACGAACGGATGAGAACTTTACATTACGTGCTACGAACCTTGAAAAATAAAGGTTTTTAAGAATAGGCTAAGATAGCCCATTCTTTTTTTCTTCGCATTAATTACAAGGCGTATAATGAAGAAATAAGAAAAGAGGAAACAATTATGACATTTAAACATAATGAAGTATTATATCACAGATTGAGTGATTTTGGTTATTATATGCCTTTTGATACTAAGGATATAAAGGATACAGAAAACCTAGATGAGGTAGTAAATCTAACAATTGATTGGATCAAAAGCTACGCATATTACTTACACAAATATACAGAAAGTTGTGAGTGTAGTAATCCGTTTGATATTAAACTGGATAGATATACTAGACGACTACATGTGAATCGTGTTAATTTGTGCGGGGTGCAGAATGAACTGATGGAATTGTTAAAATACGATAACTATTCTAGAATTAAAGCTGTAAAACTTATGTTAAAGACAATAGCATTAATAACAAAATCAGCATGTACCGTGTATTGTACAACGTTATTTGAGGACAATTAGTCCTCTTTCTTTTTTTTATTTCGCAGAAATTACATATACCATAATGAAGAGGAATATAAACACAAGAAGGGTTTGCTTAGTGAAATAGGAAAGCAGCTATACAACGTATAGAAGTGCGGTGACGATGCCGCAAATCCGCATTCTTCTTTTTTTTCTTAAGACAACACGTCTCATTATTTTTTGTAAGGAGGTTCTAATATGAACATTGACGAAGATCGTTTGTTACAACCACTAGCTATTCCAAAACGACCACTGCCAACCCCTGAAGAAGTCGAGGAAGTTCGTAAAGAGATGCTTGACTGGTATAAGAAGTATCAATGGGTTAACTGTCGTGACTATTCGATTATTTTAGGTTTTATTAATAACAACTACGATCGACAACATGGTTGGGATGACGAAATGATTCGAACAGCGCCTATTATCCACAATCGTTCAGGTTACTGGCTTGATTTACCAACACCTATAAAGTTCTAAAGGAGATAATATTATGACAAATACTGTTAAATTTCAAAAAGTACATTTCATTGATCGACTATATTCACAATTTCTTTTAGATCATTTAATGGATATAGCCTGTATTTGTAAAGCTGCTACTGTGAAAGATTATTCAATCGCAACATTTTTGGATTATGCTAACGATTCTGAAGAATACGGATGGACCAAAGAAACCATTTCGAATGTTCGTATTAGGAGAGATAATGAAGGTTTCTACTTAGACCTTCCTAATCCAATAAAACTATAAAGGAGAAATTATTATGATACCATTTGATAAAATTAGGATTCCGGTTTTTAATAAACGAAAGAAACAATCAGAAACAACCGTAGTAGAGAAATACAACAACTACATTCGTAAGATCGAAGTTGTATATAATCATAATGACGACACTTTCCGGACAAAGATTGATATGGTCTTGTCTGGAAATCAAGTTTACTGTCAGGGTGTTATAATACCTGAAAAGTCTTACGACAAATGCATCTACATAGAAGTGCCCAAGGATGCTCTACAACGTCATTTATCTAGCGTTAAGATGCTTTCTATTGGTGCTAGGGATTTTCCAAACACATTTTCGTTGATTAAAACGTATGTACACACAATTGGTGACATGTTAGACCATGATGTTGACTACACAGAGTTGCCACATTTCATAATATCAGCACCAAATGATCATACGATATTTACAGATGGTAAAGCGATGGCTTACCAAGAACTATTATCACAGGAAGGACTTAAATTTGGTGGTCGAGGAAGACTACCACAATGGGCATTATGGATATACTAGGAGTAACTATTGGAGGAATGTGGATAGCTACGTTTGTGCTGTCTTATTTGTTTGGAAAGAAAGGATTGTAATATGCAACGAAGTATTCGTGTTATTTTGAAGACTGTTAGACCAATGGATAGCGACTATCGGGTTAGGTCTATTTTGGTTAATGAGGACGATGTGTTATTAGCCTACGACAATGTTCACAATAGAAACGTTAATGGTATTGAGGTGTATGGCGAATTCTTCATAAAGCATCCTCACAAACTTGACCCTAACGAGTCTATTATAGACATTAGTTTGGATCTATATCGATGGGATATGTTTGTTACGACAAATACTATTGATAGGATGTTAATTCAGAATACTGATCCTACAGAACATATAACTGTAAACCCAGACCGAGGTTATGGACAATCAATTCGTATCCGACATCTTGTGCTGGTTTCGCAGTAATTACATGTACTATAATGAAGAAATAAAAAGAAGGAACACATTATGAAAGCAGTCAAAACTTTATGGGACTTGTTTTGGTGCAAGACACTATGTGATCTAGCATTTAAAATCTTTGGAGGCTAATTGTTAATTAGCCTTTGTTTTTTTAGAAAGGAATTACGATGTATTATAAAGGTTGTATAATTAAGGATGGTAAGATCCCAATGTCGGATTATTCTTTGACAGAGGAAGGTTTGGAGAATATTTTAAAACATAAAGATATTCCATTTGTTAATGCTATTTATGAAAAAATTGCTGAAGTTAAACTGATTCGTGACGGTAATGATATATTTGCCATTGTTACATTCGATCCTGCCAAGAATCCATTCATAATGTTTGATATTGATGAAGATCTTGGTTATTGGTATTTCAATCCTATGTTCTTTATTCCTGGATTGTCTATAAAAAATCATTCTAAAGAGTTTACTGATATTTATATCGATAGAATTTCTTTAGATCTTTTTGATAAGGAATATCGATCAAAGGATCCAGAAACTGTAGATTCTCTACGAATCACACGACACTTTAAAGCGGAGGAAGCTTATGCAAAGAAAAATCAAAAGACGAATAATGGGTCTAACTAGTGCATTTGTGGTCATTTCTACAATAGTTCTACTTGGATATTCCATTGAGTTACATGACAAAAATGTTGTGTATCAAAATACAATTAAAAGGCAGGAAGACAAGATCTTCTCATTGGAACATCAATACGAAATGATTGAGAACCGATGGAAGACTCGTGACGAAGCCGCCACATATTACTATGACAAGTACTTGGAACTAAAGGAAAAGTATGAACCTAGAAAGGAGATCATGGGTGAGTAAAATTGTTCCTATTAAGGAAATTAACCGTAAACGATTAGAAGTATTATTGACTAAGGAATTTAATTATGACTCTATTATTGATCGGATTAATGAAATTCTAATAAATTCGATATCTGATCCAATCTATATACGTATTGTTGATATTCGTAAAATTCTAAAAGAAAATGGATACGATAATTCGGATACGTTCCCGGTTCATATCATAATTCAACAGTTGGTGTTCGACTTAAATGACGCCGGATATAAGGCTACTATTGATGTTACCAGGTCGTATGACATTGACCATGATATGGACATGGTATATTCTACACTAATTATTGAATTCAAAGGAGGTAAATCTTAATGCCAGAAACACCTATTTCTCCACTATCTCCACCAATGAAGGACGGTAAAATGTGGACTGAACCAGATATGGGACTTTTAACCGGTCAATTAAAGACATTCTACTATGGAACCCCGAACGGTTATGTTGTACAATTGTCTTACGATATGGAAAATCGTGATAAGAAACCTGTATTATCAGTATCCCGTATTGATGGATATCTAGACATAAGACAATACGACACCGTTGTGGATTTTCCTAAAACTTCTGAGAAAAATGATGTATCTTCCAGTACAGCCCAGTCAATATTCGAAATTGATGATTTAGCTAAGGCTAACGAATTTGTCGATAAAGCTAAATCTCTACCTAAAGCTAAAGAAAAACTTGATGAAACTGATCGTTGGGTTAAAGGATTATATCCACCAATATTATTTCAATAAAGAAAGGATTACTATATGAAGAAAATTAATCGTAGTATTGCATGTTTTATCTTATTCGGACTTGTATTGTTCGGATTAGGTATATTTGAGGTTCTTGACCGTCGAGGAGACAACGACCGAGACAAACATATCGATCAACTCGAAATTCGTATTGGTGAACTAGAGAAAGACAAGCAGGAACTTAGAAATGTTATCGACAAGATGAATGGACTGTTGGATAAAAATTAAGGAGGATAAAATGTCTAAAAACGTTAGGCCAGTACAGTTTGGTAGGAAGAATCCTTTCATTATTCAAAACAAATCTAAGATTATGACACATTATCATTACCCGTTCGAAAACGGTATAATTGTTGAACTTGTTGTTATGCTTGGTGGTGATTATGCATTTGTCCGTGTACGTGACTACTGTGGATATAATCATATTGACAAAGACCAATTCCAAATTTCCGACATGGAACCGTTGAAGGAACTATTGGACTGGGCCGGTTACTATGAAGATCGGTTCGATAAATGTGGACGACCAGAACTTCGAGCAGAATTCAAAGCTCGCTACGGCAAACATATTATTAAAAGGAGAAAATAAACATGAAAATTGAAACTACTGATCCTAAGATCTTAGAACTTGCACTTAAGAATCATAAGGCCACTCTTGATTTGGCTCTGTTTTCTGAAAAGAATGTCAACGCTCTTCGAAACATCACATCTCGCGCATTTACATTTTCTTTGCTTCTCTACGGATCATATCTTGGAGTATCCGCCATCCATCGTAAACTAGTAATGCCTTATGCCGCTAAACAACTTCTTAAGGATAAGGAAATAGCTAAATTAATGATGAAAGGATAATATAATGAAAACTCGTATTGAGGCATTTTTCTTATGGATTTATTTCTTCTTCGGAGATCATCGCAAGCAATGGTATGATCAAATGGAAATCTACCACTACGCATATTCCAAACAAGTAGAAGAACTGAATAAACTTGTTCAGTATACGGGTGGTCAAAATTCCAAAGTTGTAAAGGCCCATCTTATGGTTCTTGAATTAACAGGAAAATATCGTCTATTGGAGGTTTTGTTAACACAATATCCAAATTCATATTCTATTGCCAAACAAATTATCGTAACAACTAACGAAGCAGAAAGTATTGAAAAATCGTACAATGCTATTTTGTCTTCGATTGATATTAAATAAAAGGAGTAATATTATGTTCAAATTAACAGATAAACAAACCCCAAGCGTACATTTCGAAGATCCAGCGATGCAAGTGGCTTATGAACACGGGCTACGTCAAGGAGTTGCCCGGGAGCAAATTAAAGCAGCGGTTCTTACTATGTTTGGCACCGTATGTTCTTTATTTGTTGCCGGTGTAGCGGTATATAATGTTCACAAAGTGAACGTAGAATTGCAAGAATTGAACAGTGAAGAACAATTCAAGCGTCTTGTGGAGGAGGAATATGGTAATGACTGATGAAGTTGTAAAATTTCTAGATAAATACGGTGATAAAATTTCTGCTTCGTATGAAGTTCTGAAGGAACAATCTAAATGGCATGACTTTATGGTCTATTGGATTCTCATTTCTACAATCATTTTGATTATTGGCCTGATATTTGTGACTATAGCTAGCTTTGGGACCGATTCATTTGATCTTGATAATTGGAATAAGGTTATGTATGACGGTAAATATTACGAGAAAAGCAAACCTAACCGTGTTCTTGTATATATCAATATCACCTTACCATTCGTAATCTTATTCAATACTGTATTTTCAGTTTGGTTATCTTGGCAGCTAGCACCAGATTACAATCTAATAAATAACCTTATAAACAGATGATCGCAGGAATTACTTATACCATAATGAGAAAAAGAAAGGAGTACAAATAATGTACGATATTTTAATGAACTTACTTTATGATGGGCTTGACAAGCAAATGGAATTATGCAAGGTCGAGATGGCATATGCCACTACAACCGATGAAGTGCTAAAATTGACTATCAAGTATGCTAAGCTCTTGGCGTTGAAGAATGAAGAACGCAAGAACAGCATTACTTGGAAAGATGGTTTTAACGCTCTCGTCAACTTTGTAGGTATGGCAGCAGTGCTTAATTTCGAACAGACGAATATCATCACTTCGAAAGTCTGGGGTATGGTTAGTTCTAAATTTAAATAAGGGTTATTATACCCTTTCTTTTTTCTCAAAATAAATTTAAAGGAGTCAGATAATGACAAAAATTACAAAAGAAAATATGCAAAATGCGCATGACGAACTGTTACAAACCTTTGTTGATAAAAATGCTGACTATGGAAACTCTTTCGAATCTTCTCTTGAAGAATATGGGCTAATTGCAGCTCTTATTCGTATGGAAGACAAGATGGGTCGACTTCGCACGCTTATTAAGTCTGAAGCCAAGGTTAAAGACGAAAGTATCTCGGATACACTTCGCGATTTGTCAAACTATGCCCTCATGGCGTCTGTTTGGTTTGATCATACGAATGATTCCAAAGATGAATTGGATGAACAAATCGAGGATCTTAATCAAAAACTTATCGACCATCTCACAGAACTTGGTGATCCTAACAACGAAAACGAACGTATGGCTAAGCTATTCACCAATACAGGTTATTATTCAGGTATTAAAGTATTTAAGCCTGGTGAAAAGACAGTATTCTTCGGGCAAGATATCAAAGAACCATCCAATGAAATCGAAATTCAAAACAAAGAACAGCTTAGACTATTTTTGAATATTCATAAAGATGCGGGAGCTGCTGGTTTGGTTAAAGCCATTGGTCGCGATATCTTTTACAAGATCGATTTCTCAGATTTCTTACGTTATGTGAAGGAACTGCGGGGTGTTGAATTTAAAGATAGTGATCGACTTGAGATCTACTTTAATGTTCGTAATAACGATCTTAATAAAGTTATCTATGTAAAAACCAATACACTGTTTTCTAAATATGTATTCCCGAATATTGAGGATTTCGAAGCTGCTCTTAATACTTTCATCGATTTCAAGAAATGTTTACTGGATAAGTTACCGAACAACATGAGGGCGCTTATTCAATCCAATGTCGCAAAGCAAAGATCCAAAATCCTAAAACCTAGAACACGTATTGACGATTCGTTCATGGATCTAGTATTGTATGATTGTGATCGTATCGAATATTTCAAAGATGACGTTGTTAAATCCAAACTATGTAAGGAATACTGTGAATCAATAACATATAAGTACTCTAGTGACGAAGAACTTTTAACTAGATCATTTATATATGACATGTACGAAGGTACCACTAATCCCGATCATGGATACTACCACTTAGTGATTACTGATGGAAAATTGACCATGGCTTCTTCTATAGAAGCAGCTTTGCAAACATTCCTCTCAAACTCTTTCTTAGATTCATTCCAACGTGTACTTGACTCCGGACGCAAGGTTAAACTTGTTAAGGTTCCGCAGTAATTACATACGTTATAATGAAAACAAAGAAGGAGGCATTTACAATGCAACAAAACAAATTACTTACACTTAAATTGGAAGACCGTAATCGAGTTAAGGATAATCTTGACTTAATCATGGATCATGTACACGATTTGATTGCAGAAAGGTATCTTAATCGATGCAACGAAATCGAAATCACAAATATTGATATTGTGGATTTCGGGATCGAAGGAATTGATTTAGCTGCTCTATGTAACAATATCGATCTTGTATATGGAAAAATGGTTGAAGCAGGTTACAACGTAACTCTATACAGTGACCATGAAAGTGAATACATTCAAGTGAGCGTTTAAATACGCTCTTTCTTTTTTTTTATAATTCTTAAAATCACACAAAATAATGAGGTAAACAATAATGAAAACACTTAAACTTATGACTCTTGGTATTGCTCTGTTTGGTTCTGCTGTAGTTGCTGAATCCGTATTCGCGGATGTGACAAAGGAAGAGGGGTCTACAGAACTCATTGCTACAGATCCTCAAGTCACAGTAACTAAAAAAGAAGAAGATTCCATCTGGTCTGATGTTGAAGTTAACATCAAAACAGATATTCCTGACGAAGTTCAAATTAACTCTGGGGATACAATGAAATTCAATATCCCTGAAGAGTTAAACCTTGAAACCAGCTACAACTTCCCAGTGTACAATGAAACTGGCGAAACAGAAGTTGGTACAGCTGATGTTAAAGCAAATGAGCGTACTGTTACGACAACGTTCAACAATTACTTCCAGGATCATCCACTGGATAAATCCATTTCCCTTAATTTCCACACACAAATCAACCGTGAAGTTGTTCAAGAAAACACTAAGAAGAACATCTCATTCAACGGCACAATCGTGGAACTTAACGCAGGTTCTAAGGGGACAATTAATCCTAATGAGGAATTGTATAAATATGGTTATCAAGACCGTTCCGACCAAAACCTTATCCACTGGGTTGCGCGTTTGAATTACAAACGCCAAACAATGGAGGATGTGAATATTGCCGATACTTGGTCTGACGATCAAGACTATGTTGAAGGTAGCCTTATTTACAGCTACGTGAAAGATGTTGACCCATGGGTATACGACTCACCTGCTACACAAGCACAAGTCAACACTAAATTCAACAACAATGGTTTCACGACCCATATCGATAAGATCGAAAACAAAATCCTCATGGTTGAATACAAGACTCGTCTTCGCACACCTGTTCAATACAATCCTACCAACCTGTTTACTGCAAGCTGGAATGGTGGATTTGTATCGCATGAAGCTGAAACCAAATTGTATGATGGCAATGGACGTGCCGTTGGTAAGTCTCATCCAAAATGGGATAAACCAAATGATGCTCCTAAATATGAATTGCCAGAATTCGAAGGTGGAGTAGTGCCATTAGATCCTCCTGTTCACACAAAACCTGAATGGAATGGTGGAACAATCCCTAACGAAGCACCTGTACATACTAAACCTGAATGGCAAGGTAGAATTGTACCATTTGACGCACCTAAATATTACAAGCCTGAGTGGAACGGAGGTGTTATTCCAAATGACGCACCAGTCGTGGATAAACCTGAAATTGATTTGAAGGATATTCCACAAATGCCACCAGCACCGGTTCTTGATCTTCCAGAGTTGGTTATTCCAGAAACTCCTGCTCCAAAAGAAGACAAACCTAAAACCGAAGTTCCTACTCCAGAACAACAAGGTAAGAAAGTTGAAGAAATGACTTATGTTAATAAAGGCAAACAACTTCCAGCTACTGGAGATGCTGAAGAAACATATCTGTTGTTCGGGGGTATTGTTATTGCAGTACTTGCTGCTGGTATGTACGGTATGAAATGTAAAGGAGAATAACATGTTATTAAAACCAGAAAATAGTGGAGACTCTCACGAATTATTTGAGTGTCATGGCGAGTATGATGTATACCGATATAGTCGTGGTTTTGGCGATGTATACGAAGCAACGGTAATAATTTCTGGTCGTGATAGACAATCGGTTTGGGAACAACTTGATTATAACAAGAAACCATACAATGACTTATCTCTCACTAGAGGTCTTAGAGGAGTTCCAGAATTAGAACCCGGAACTATCCTCGGATTTATATCCTTTATTGATAGCAAAGTTCATAAATCAAACAATCCAGAACGCCCATATTACTTTATGATGGAGTTAATATACGTTAAGAATCCTTTGGATATCTCATTCCGTGAATTCGTGAAAGATTACTTCCAATATGGAGGCCAATAATGAAAGATCTTAAAATATCTAGTAAATACGACAATCATATTTTTACCTTGGAGAATGGCGAAAAGCTATTCTCCGCAGAGGTTACATTATACTCGTCTGATAAGAAATTTTTAGAAGAATTTCATGAGTACTATTATGATAAGATTAATGGTTTTAAACCGATTGATAAGATCGATGGATCCACTGCTCTAGTTAATCTTCTGGGATTTGTTGACCATATGGATAATGGTGTTAAACACAACGTGCCAACATTCAACTTCCCTGAATGTGAATACAAATTTGATTTTACTATTATTTATGTGAAAGAACCTAGCAATTATACCACAAGAGGTTTATTGTTAGGATATTACAATTATTTAGTTCAAAAGAATGGAGAAAACAAATGAAACGTGGACTTAAAAATAAAGCAAAAATGATTCGACGTACACTGGCATGTATTGAACGTCTCGAGTATTATTTAGAACTAGCTAAAGGTACTCCATATGGCGACGCAACATTCATTAAAGAAGATGTTGCTACTTACAAGAAATATCTTAATCCCAAACGCAAGACGAATTCCTACAAAACTCGAGATCTTATTTTAATCAACAGGCTTTTGAATGAATTGCGTATTCATATCAAAATGTATTTACATAGTCATCATGGATTCAAGAAGGAGAACAAGTAATATGTCAGTTTTGGAATTAACAGGAATCTCATTTGTAATTGCGGCAGTGTTAGTCTTCATATTTTTCAAGACTATGTGGAAACATTTGGATAAGCAAGGAGATCAATCATGAATCGTGCGGATACAAAGAAGTTATATTTGGGCGTATATACTAAGGACGGGAAACATATTCCTATCCGTATTATTACACTTATTAAATCACAAGACAACAAATGGAAAGGTTGTCTTCGTAAAACTAGTATCATCGATAAATGTGAATTTGAGGATATTGCATTCTACACATTTAATGGTAAAGCTATTCGTCGAAAATCCGTTCGTAAGAATCCTGACAACATCGGGTTTGTTATTACTGAGTATGATATGAAAGATCTCACATACGATGCGTCTTCTTTTCATGAATATGAACTCAGAGAAGTTGACAATATTCTTATGAATACAACATTGGATCATTTTTCGGATGAAGTTTACGCTAAGGAAGAGTTTAAACGATCCGAATATGTTGTTGACTCAAAACTGCCTTATGAACGATCAATCGACGGAATCCCTCATTGGGGATATTGTATGGAGGCTAAGATCATTGGTCCTAGCGAAAAGTATCCTTGCTGTACCGTGTTACAACGCAAGTACGCATTGATTGATGAAGAATTCGCTAAGTCGATCATATTTTCGTATTGTAAAGAATCACTTGATGATAACGACTTACTGGAGGGTTAGGTGAATGATGGATAATATAAGATATTGGTCAGAGAAAGGTATTACTTTCCAGACATTTCGATATGACTATGGGATCAATCGTCTTAGCTCGAAAAGCGCTGACAAATATATTGATTCATTGAAGAGACAAATATTTAATCGCGATGTTAATCTAGATATGAACGTTTCCGATTTTCCACATGTTATTGTCATCGATGTTGTTACAGATGACTCACATCCATGGAAATGCATTGTTGTACGGGCCGCAGCTAAGAAATCCATGTTTGTCTCTAGAGACAGTTTTATTGATTTTGTACTCGCCCATCGTGACGAATTAAACGATACAATTCAAAAGTCTATTGATGATTTGAAATCTGGATTTATGGATTGATTAGATGAAAGGATACAAATGGAAAACTTAGATTTCGAAAATGTATTTACACCAGAGACCGAAGAAGATAAAATGACTTTAGAGGGTCTCAAAATTCTTTCCGATGTTCTCGGAATTAGAAGAAAGGTTGAAGATGACTAAGGGTTATATTATGTCGTCCACTGAGTTCAAAGAGACGGTTGAGACAATGGTTAGGGATATGCCTCTAGCCGATATGTTATATATCAACCAATCTTTGATTGAGGCGGCGATTACTAAATGGAAGGAGAAGGATCCTGAGACAGAAATGTCACCAGCGCAAGAGGATTACAAAGCATATTACGTATTCCTCGCAAGTGTACCGGATGGTATTACTGTGATAGATCCTAATCTTTTCGTATTCAAAATTGCTCGTAAAATTGTAGATGCTCTATGTCTATCAATCATAGACTCACGATATTACGAGAACGCATTCCATGATCCGGACGTATCGTATGAAGATACAAAATTCATGTCTGATGTATTCAAGCACGTCTTGGATAGAACTGAAGAATCTATGAAAGAAGATGCTGAGTCGGTAACATTCGAATTCAACAGGAATCCGGATGAAATGCGAAAAGAAATGTTAGAAAGTTTGGACAGAAAGAAACATGAAAGATAAAAAGGTTATTTTATCTAGCAATGACTTCAAGAACCAAATTATAGCAAACATTCGATCAATGGATCTACAAAATGTATTCATGATCGAGGATTTCTATATTGATAGACTTATCACAAGTTGGTGTGAACATAAAGCTCAGGAAGACTACAAGTCATATTTGAATATGATGATGACGATTCCAGAAAATCTAGAATTCATAGATTTAGACGGACTGTTATTCAAATTGTCTAGGAGACTTGTAGATGAACTTGTGTTTACACTTACGGAATCGTTTTATTACGAGGACATAGGTATGAACATATCTGAAGACACGTTCCATCCATACGAGGAAGAGCGTCAAACAGTTCAACGCAAACACGATAAAGAGTCTATCAAGTATTTCTTGAGTGTCATTGATGTAATGTTCGACAGATTATATGTCGAAACCCCTACAACTAAAGAACTTCTGCAACAAGCTTTGCAGGACAATACATATTTGAGGTAAGTTTGGTATGGAACAGAAACAAAATATCTCGTTGTCTATTTATTACAAAGGGACAACTACAACATTTGGGGGCAAATATGAGGATACATTCCCAACATCTGATGGACGTATCAGTTCTGTTGTTGTGGATATTCCTATTTCGATCGTACATATGTTGGATTTAAATTGTGAATATGTGCTGGTTATTAATAACAAGCAATATGCTATTCAAGACAAATCTGTTGGTATTCCGAGTACTGATGGATTTGTTAATACTATTTTATTGGTGAATGAATACGGCTCGATTCGCCGCTTAGGGAGGAAATATTAATGAGAAAACATATTCGTATTCCAATGTCGCTAAAAGACATGGACACTCTTCGTGACAATTTTTACGCTTGCGGCTCTGAAGTACAAATGGAACTCCCTGACAATCTCACCATTCATTTCGAACGCTCTGATATGGAGGAATTCGAAACATTTTGAACTGAAGAGGAGATTAAGGAAGTTGAATATATCGACAGTTAAAATTATTTTAACAGCTGCTGTGCTGGTTTTATCCGTACCATTCTCAATTATCTGCGGGATTGCGTTAGGGATATTTCCAGCCGTTATTTATGGACCATCTGTAGTAATCGGAATCACCGGAGCAGTATGGATCGTCTTTACAATTACGTTACTTTCCAAAATTTGGAAAAAGTAGTCGCAGAAATTACATAGCAGATAATGAAACGATATTAAAACAAAGGAGGACACAAAGATGTCAAAAGAAACAATCGTTGAAAATCGAACTGAGGTTATCTCAGATGAGCAAGTGAAAGCAGCAGAAGCTGCAGTTGAGCAAGATGTTACAACTACTATCGTAGCTGAACCGGAAAAGCTTACTATGGCACAACAAATTGCCAAGTGGCGTCCAGTGGCTAAGAAAGTACTAGTTGGAGCAGCCTTGATCGGGACTGGAGCTTTCGTGATCTCACTACTCGCTGGGTCTAAATCTAAGGATGACGAAGACGACGTTATTGACGTTGAGTTTGAATCGGAAGATATCGATTAGTATTAGAGGGTTATTACACCCTCTTTTATTTTTTGCCGTAGAAAGGAGGCATAGACATATATGGCGGTCATATTAGAAGATTATGACGCAATGTATGTCCCTGATTTTAACCCTGTCACTGGTAGATTCTTTGTGCCATTAGACAACGCCAGTGATATTACGTTGGCGGATCTAGCAACTGAACTTAATGGTTATAATAATCGTGTTTGGTTTGAAGGAAGAACATATATTGCAGATGGTGTCAAGAAACAAATGGACCCTGTAACATACGAATGGTCTGCAGTATTGAATGTTAGGAGAGTATAATGGTTGACTACAATAAGGTAAAACAAAAATCTACTAAGGTAGAAAAGAATGACGGGACTGCTGTGCGTAAAAAGCAAAAAGCAGTAGCTAAAGGTCGAGTACGCAAACCTAGTTTGTTATCTCGAGCAGGATTACTATTTTTCGGAGAAGGTGGATTCAAAGGGGTTGTACAACATCTCGTGCATGAGGTTATTATACCAAGCGCGCAAAACACTTTCGTCGATATTACTACGACTGCGATCAAGCGTGCTGTGTTAGGCGATGACTATATTTATCATAGACAGCCTACGCAATACTGGGGTCGTGGACGAAACAATGTAACTCGTATGGACACATATCGAGGTGGAGGACGTATTGACTACGATAGACAATTCAATCGTCGTTCCGAGAAAACATCTGATGTGTTGAAATACGTTGACTTTGAAACTGCGCAGGAAGCTCAGGAAATCTTTAACATCATGTTAAGTAACCTCGAGCATTACAAAGTTGTATCTGTAGCAGATTACTACGAACTATCTGATATTCCATCAAGGTTTACTGATAATTCTTATGGCTGGACAGATCTTCGTGGATCTAAAATTGTTGCTGCGCGTGGTGGAGGATATACAATTCAATTCCCACCTGTTGAGGAAATTTAGTTAGGAGTTTACTAATGAAGAAATTCGTTATTGGCATTGGTTTGGTTGGAATCGGTTATGTTATTGGATGCGTGCAATCATATTTCGCATTTGATGCTATTTGTAAGGAAGACGGAATTCGAATTGGTATGTTCGGATCTGAATATGTGGAGGACAAAGAATGAGACGCTATATAGCATACTTATATTTGTTCGCTTGTGGACCAATTGGTTGGCTACTCATATTCATGGATTAAAAGATAAACGGAGGAAACTAAAATGAAAAACTTACTTGCTACACTATTTTTACTTTGCATTGGCCCTGTTGGTTGGATCATCCTGGCATTTGCTTGGTTGAAGAAATGAGGCTTAAATGATTGCAAAGATTGACGTTATATTTCGCGATGGTAGTCGTGAATACTTTAACTATGTTCCTAAAGACCAATACGGTAAGGAACTACGATTGACATACACACGAAGCGAAACCACTGTTACTATTATTGAACATTTGGTTGAAATTAACGAAACTGTTGAGCATGTGTTTGAACGTGCCGATATTCGCAAGATCGCTATTAAACAAAAGCAGGAGGCTTAATTATGGTTGCAGTACGCAAAATCAACTCTTATTCATTGCATTGGACTCCAGAAACGGAGTACGCATTTCTCATCGATTATCTTATGCGTAAAGAAGAACAAATCTCAATTAAGCAGAATCAAGTTTCAGGAATGACTATTGGAATGATCAATAGCGCAGATGTATTTGATTTCAAGTCTATGCATACACATTTACGTGGCGTACGACAACGTATCAAAGATCTGCAGAACAAACATGGATTTACTCCGTCTACATATTTGCAATACAAGCATATTGTGGATGAGTACCGTGATGCGGCCATCAAACGTGCACAACACGGAAAAGCACTACAGGAGGAAACATATGCGGGTTAGGATTTATCAGAAACACACGCATCAAAATCAACAACCACTGCTGTTCAGTAATGTAACAGGGTTGTCTATTAATGATGGGGTTTTAGAGTTTGAACACGATGCTCATATTAATAAAGAGCGTAAGGTTCGAGCTAACTCATCATTCATCTTATCAAACATTTGTGGATATTCTCTACTCAAAGAAGAATCCAATGAAGTTATCAACACTATTTTCTAAAAGGAGAACACATAATGAAATTACCATCAATTAATTTTGCAGACCTCGCTAAGAACTCCCGTCGCGGACTGGTTATTGCTAAGAACTTTGGAATCAAACATGCTCCACTTGCATTGGTTATTGCTGGAGGGGTTGGTCTGGTTGCTACTGCTGTAACATCTTACCAAGCAGCTAAGAAAGTCGATAAGACTTTGGAAAAATTTGAGGAAATGAAGGAGGATGGAATTGTCCCATCAAAAGTTGAAATCGCTACTGAGGTTGCCAAAGACATTGCTGTGCCTGTCCTTGTTGGGACTCTTAGTGTCGCTTGTATTGGACTTTCATACGCTATTCAGAACAATCGCCTCAAAGCTGTTACGGCTGCTCTCGCGGTAATCACAGAAGAACATTCTCGTTATCGCAAACGTGCTAAGGAAATTCTTGACGAAGAAACATTCAAACGTCTCGATACTCCTCATGACACACGTAAAATCACAATCACTGACGAGGACGGAAATGAAATTGAAACTACTGTTGAAGTACCTAGCGAAGGGCTTTTCTATGGCGCATATTTCAAGAATTCCAACCTCAACGCACCTGGCGAACCAGAATACAACGAACGCACAATCCAAGAAATCTACAATGAAATTCTTATTCCTAAAATGGCTAAATGGGGTGAATTGACATTCCCATATGTGTTGGAACAACTTGGATTTGAAGTACCATCTGCCGCTCTACCATTCTTCTGGTCAGACACTGATCAATTCTATATTGAATGGGATACATTTGACATGTGGGATGAAGAAGCTAAAGCTATGGTTCCACAAACATATGTTCGCTGGAAACGCCCACGCAACCGTTACGCTCCAAACATCTACGCTGAAGCGGACGAACAAGCATAATTAAATTTTGAAAGGATATTCCAATAATGAATAGAAACTTGAAGATTTTGGGATATACTGTTTTAGTGGCGGGCATCGGCTATGCCGGTTACCGTCTCTACAAATGGTATAAGGAAGAAAAGAAGTTGGAAGAAGATGGTCTTTCGTACGAAGAACTATTAGAAGCACATGAAGCTGCTGAGATTGAAAAACGTCTCGAAGAGCGTGATGCTCTGATGGATCTCGAACGCGATATTGAACAAGACCAAGACCCTCTTGAATTCGGTGATGGACATGCATGGCGTAAAGAAAACGGTATGATTATCCGTAACATCACTCCATATGAAAACGCTGCTGGGATTGAATACGATCCAATGACTGAAGAAGTTATCAACTTACCTGACGGACAAGGAGATACCATTTCTGTAGTTCGTAAATTTGACGAATTTGAAATGAAGGATCGATTCCTAAACTATCGTGACAAACGATCTGCGAAAGAAATTCGTAAGGTCATCGACGATATGATGTATACAATCCGCTCGCTTAAAGCTAATGAAATGGAGTATGAACGTATGATCTACGACAAAGACACGCAAGATAGTTATGATTACTACTGTGCGTTAGTTCTTGACCGTGCAGGAATCCATAATTCAAAACTTATTGATGACTTTGCACCTATCTTTGCTTGGGAATATACTCCTAACAAACAAAACATTGCCCTACTCAACATCCGTCAACAATTGATTGACAAGCGTGTAGAATACTTTGGATTTGCATCTAAATATTCTAGCTGGGCAAGCATTGGCGAATTACTTATTTGGTTTGCTGAAAACCTACATGTCGAAGGTGGTAAGAAATCTGCGACCGAGTATCTGAAATTCATTTTCGATAAGATGTCAATCGAATTTGAGGACTTCGATGCTGTTACCCACGATACCTTTATCTCATATTTGGAAAGTGGACGCACTAACAAGCCAAATTATGATGATACTTTCGGTATGTTTGGATTACCTAAATCTGACTATGATGATTCTAAGTCACTATGGGATGAATACAACAAACGTATTGAGCACGAGGTCGGATTTGTGGATCTAGAAGAAGGTGATGAAGATGACGACTCGGAAGATTAATCGTCTAATCATCAAGAAAGACGGGAAGGTATATTCTTTCCGTTGTTTAGCTGCCAGTGGGGCTATTACTCTAAGAGATTCTGATTTTGTGTATATTGCTTTTGTTGCGGACTTGTTGACTGACTCTGAAATTATTATTTTAGGTCATACATCGTTAGGTAGAACTGGTGATGTACATCTAAATAATTTGGACATTACGAAATTGTCTAGATCTGCAATACACTTCTTCGGACATTCAAAACATCATATTCGATCGTTCTTCATTTACAACGATTTGGATAATCCATTAATTAACATTAGGAATTGAATTACTACGCGAGACATCGCATCATATTTTCAGAAAGGACAACCTAATGAAAGAACTATTTGTAAAACTAAAAGAAGGTTTTGCTAATCTTAAAAATTGGCTTGACAAAATCATCACAGATATCGAGTGGGCCGTTATGCCCACTTGGATCATTTGGACGTCAAAAGACAAATACAAACTAAGTCACTACCGACTGATCAACGGTTACGACTTGAAACACATGTATTTGCGAAACGGTACTCCTGTACTTCGGTCGTATAACCAAGGATGGGAAGCATCCGAATCTGAATCAGATAATTGCGTTGTGGAAGGGTTTTCTAGAAGCCTGACCGACGTATATTCTGCGCGCGGATACAACTTCGTATTATGCGGTGGTAGTCGTATTACTACTGTTAAGGAATACAAGAATGGAGATGCGCCAACTCATAATTTCTTCCTGGCCAAGAGGAAAGATGAGGATGAGGTTCTTGTCTGTATTCCACGAGAGATCGTGTCAAGTCCCGAGGGCTTAATGAATCGCATGATCTCAAACATGAAAACGAATTCCGAATTCACAATACAATCCATCAACACATTCTGCTATATCTATCCTATGGAGAAAACTCATGCAGGATATTTGACTTTCGGGCGTCAAGTTTACGATGAATGGGGCTCAAACGATGGACTTGTGATCTATCCAAAGGCTGGTGATGACCTTTGGGACAAACTAACCCGCTAGAAGGGGTCTAGGAGGCTATATGATGGCGTTTAACGACTATGTAGTTCCTTATTCGATAGAAAGGGCCGACGTACTACGGAAGTGCGCAGAGAGCGATCTATCGGTCTTAAACGAAGACTATTATAAGGGCTACAAATTCATGTTTTGGACCAAATTATCCAAGGCTAGACCTAATATTATGGTGGGGATAGCTTACGGGGATAATCTTATCAAGATCAATATGTGTAAAGACAAATACATGCTTTGTCCGTATATTGTGATCTCAGAAACTGACAATGATCATCGGATGTTCATATTTGAAAGTTCGGAGTCACTGTTGGCTATGGTTAAGGAATTGTTCAAGGCTGATGACTCAGAAGATTTCATTGATGTAATATTCAGAAAGTATGCAACGACATACAAATTCATACAATACAAATCTGATGGTAATGAAATCGCATCGTGTCAAGGGACAAATCTACCTGTAATTAATTTATCATTGGTTAGATATTGGAATAATCCAGATGAGCCACATTTGACTCGTTTGGATATTCTCGACTCTAAACCATTGGACTGCACGTTTACTCCGGGTGGTCCTGTTGATGTCAAAAACTACTATATTCTTGACGCGACACGCTACCAAAAGGAGCTGGACCATTCCGAGTACAATACGTATAATTGGAAAGGAAAGACTAATGGACGAAATAAAAGATAAGGTCGTCTCGAATATGGACGATGCTGAAATCTTTGAAGCTGCCAGGAAGTTGAAAGAACTCTTGGACTCGGCTATTCTACGTAGTGAAATCGTAGGAGAGGCTGACACACGGAAATTACTGTGGGATCTACGAGCAAATCTTCTCGTAGTATTACGTTAAACAAAAAGGAGAAACTAATGAAGTATGATATTACTCGATTACCTGTTATCAAATCAAAACATTTCAATGACGAAGCTGTACAAGCTGCTAACGCTGGTATGACCGACGAACAATACACTACTGCACAAGGACAAAAAGTTCTGTGGTATATGTATGTCTTGGATAAATTGAATCGTGGCGACTCTATTTCTGTGGCTGAGCTGCGTAAAGCTGCCAATAAGAAAGTTAAATTGGAAGACTACATGTTTGGATTCGACCGTCGTGCTCTTGACTACACAAGTCCTAAAGCATCTGATGATATTTTCTTCCACCCAATGCACCTCAAACAAATTGTGCCTAACAACGCAGATCTCTACGATACAACTCGTCTTGAAGAACTCAAGGAAAAGAATGCTGCTATCTATCGTAAATTTGTACGTCGCTTAGAAGAAGGCGTTAAACTTATGCGAGATAACAAATAAAAGGAGCTGCAAATGAAATTCAAGTCTGGTATGGAGAAGACATCGTATTTGAAAAGTGTCTTATTGAAAGTTCTGAAGACTATGGGATATTTGACAGTGGCAGATTACAAACGTATCTGTCACCACTATCCTATTGAGGCTAAGGACTATGTTATTGGTTGGCGAAGTCTATACGATGCTCATTTCACAACAAACGAATATCCTGATGATGCGAACATGGTTAAGCTATACATATCCAAGCAACCATCTATATTGGCTAGCTCTCGTGCCAAACAAGTCGACTTCGTTGGCAATATCCCTTCCTTAGGGAATGTTCATATTGTGGATAATGGAATTCAAAACGTTTTGATCATTCACCTAGGCCTTGCCTCTAATGATTTAGAGCAATGGCGACATCATAATCGTAAGATTTTGGTGTTTGATAATGAACCGATGAAGCAAAACTTCATATTGTGGTTCGATAATCATCAGACTAAACCTGGTGAAGATGTTATTATGGTGGGTAAAGACTTTGATCTTAAACCTATTTTGCGTGAACACGGATTAATTGTCCGTGAAGTTATTTAAGGAGGTATTAAGATGACTACCCAAAACGACATTTATGTTATCGACTTAACCAAATATTTCACACGCCTTTTCGAATTACATCGTCCAGATGCTTTGGATTATTTCAAGAAGATTGAATGCTATATGTATTTCAACATCTCGGATCCTACTCAAGTCCAATTCAAATACCGCTTCTACGGTTACAGATACGATCGTAAGGTATTATATGGACTTACTCCGGATATGTTTGTGCAGGTCGTAAACTTCTTTACTATGCTTGCCGAAAGCGCATATCGTTTGGAAAAGGCTCTTATGCCAGAATGGATGTTTGAACCGAAAGTACGCTGGATGCGCGGGTTACTAAAGGATGCTTTGGACGTTCCTCAACACATTGAAATTCGTCGTTACTTGTTTAGTAAGGGTGTCGACGTTGACTTCAATGATATTGTTAAGACCGACTATACTAGCATGGTTGATGGTGATAATAATATTCCTATCGTTAGACCTTCTCTGGTATATTGGCGTGAACTTGGTAAGGTACTGTTGGCTACAAACTCACGTTTTGCCACAGCAGATTATGATGATCCGGAGGTAAATTACGATGGTCGTGATTGATCCTGGAACAGACTTAATTAAAATCAACTTCACTAACTACTTGCGTAAATTCTATAAAGATATTCGTAAGTATGACAAGTACATGCTTGCAAAGATCTATGGTAAGATGTATTTCAAGCTTACAGATCCTACAGTAATCCAGTTTGAGATGTATGCTGATCGCAGATCTAACGTAGTTAAGGTGTTGAAACTGAAGAATATTGTAGAAGCAATTGATGTTATCAACTTCTTCTTGGAGATCTCTGACGCATATTCTAATCATCACTCCGATTACTATCCAAAGTGGATGCTTAAGCCTAGATCGTCTATTATTCGGGGTTTGATTAAGGATTCTTTAGGATTAACTGGTGTTTCTGAGCTTAGCAGGAACGGAATTGAGTATGAGGATCTGGAGAAAATGCATCAAAAGATCCAATATTCGTGCAAACATGGCGTACATATCTACGATATTTGTGCTGATTTGAAGCTGGATCCTGCTAAAGATGACCTATTTATGTGGCGAAAACGTCGTATAAATGGGTTCAAAATTGGTAATATTGACTATTACGAAGCTAAAAAACGAGGCAAAATCGTCAATTATATCGTCTAAATCAGCCGGATTTCCTATAATATTGTGGGAAAATCAGGGTTGATTCGGGCTAAAATCGTGGTTAAATTACTATGATATTATAGGAAAAATGGGCCTAAAATGTCTCAAAATAGCAGTCCCCCAAAATCCCCCAAATTTTTAAGGGTTTTTGGGGCGGAGCCGAAATAGCTTGAAAATGCCTTATTTTGGGTGGTTTTTGGACATATTTCGGCGATTTTGAGGGTACTTTAGGGGTTGTGAGTCCCTAATCCCCCCAATCGACCCTGTTTTTACATTGTTTACATCAAGAGTTAAAAGCTTATAATATATATAAACAATAGGAGAAGAGGGGAGAATGGGGACTATTGGTCTGAAACGGCTAAATTTGGTTGAATTTGTTAGATTCCGACACAACTCACAAAATACGATAGAAAAGGAGGGTTTCGGTGAAGTTTGATTTTTTAGACGTCACTGTCGAGCAAAACTTCAGTAACAACAGAGTTTATGATTATGTCATATCTCCAGACTTCTTGTTTGGTGATATTAAAGACTTGGTTATCAAAGGTTCTTCGTTCTTTGCTTTCTGGGATGGAAACGAATGGATAATGGACCAGAACTATTTATTTGATTGTATCGACTCGATCTTGTGGAGAAAGTATCATGAAATAAAAGCCGAACATCCAACAGCTAGGATTCAGGTTAAAGAAATTCGTAAAGCATCAGCGGGCAAGTATAAATTGTTTGTTGATTATATTAAAGTCCTTTGGCAACCTGAAACCAACTTCAACAGACGCATATTGTTCGCCGATCATAAGATTAGGCGAGAAGATTATGCAACTGTTAAATTACCATACACTCCGGTGAGTGGTGACTGCCCGGCATTTAAAGAATTGTTATATACGTTGTACGATCCAAATGAAGCTGAGAAGATTCTATGGTTTATGGGCGCTTTACTTATGAACAAAATGGATGGTATCGAGAAGTTCATGTATTTGTATGGACCAAAAGGATCTGGTAAAGGTACTGTACTCAAAGTATTCAAGATGATATTTGATGGATACCATGCTCCTATCGACTTGAGAGAGTTGACGAGTGGTGGACCATTTGCAACAGGACAGATCCGAGAGGTTCCTTTATTGATCGACGACGATACGGATATTTCCAGGATCAGTAACGATACTCCATTGTTGAAACTTACATCTCATGAAACTATATCTGTCAACAAGAAATACAAAGAACCATACGATGTAACATTCAGTGGATTATTAGTAACTGCGTCAAACCAACGATATCGTGTCAGGAATATTGACTCAGGGATTACTCGACGTGCTGTTGTAGTAAACCCTAGTGGTCGTAAATTCACTCATGAAGAGTACGATGCATTATTTGACCGGGTTAAGTATGAGGTTCCGTATATCGCATCAATGGCTATGGACACTTTCCAAGAACTTGGTTATTCTTTCTACGACGATTACTTCGATATTGAGATGGCTGTCAACACTGATATCATCTTTGACTTTGTTCGTAGTAACGCTATGGAGATTGGAAAGGATATTACACTCAAGCGAGTTGCTGAGATGTACAAAGAGTATCTAGAAGATCTCGGATTCAAGACGGAAGGATACAAAGCCAAGATCAAGAAGGAGCTAATGCGGTATTTCGACGAGTTTCATACAGAGATTCGGATTGACAATATTCGTTACAAGAATTTATATCGAGGATTCAAATGGGAAGTCGTATATCCAGAAGGGCTCGGAGATAAGACCGATGGTCGCTTCGTACATTCTGAAGAGGCAAAAGAAGATTGGCTCACATTCTTAGACAACCCGTCATATTTCAATGGTATCGCAGCAGCATTCCCAGCACAACCAGCAAATTCAAAAGGCAATCCTTTAGCAAAGTGGGATGATGTTAAGACTGTTCTAGCAGATATCGACACGGAACAACTTCACTGGGTTAAAGTTCCGCTGAGTCATGTTATTATTGACTTGGATAAAAAGAACCCAGAGACCGGTAAGAAGGATTTGGAATTGAACAAGGAAGCAGCTCGACAGTTCCCTCCGACTTATGCTGAACTATCCAAATCGGGCCATGGTATTCACTTGCATTATATTTATGATGGTAATGTGAATGAGTTATCTAATTTGGTCGAAGAGGATGTGGAGATCAAGGTATATCGTGGGAAGTCTTCTCTACGACGTATCAATATGAAAGCCAATGAGTATGAAATCGCGCATATATCCTCAGGTCTCCCACTAAGAGAGAAGGAGGCTGTGGTGTATAGCGAGATAGAAGATATTGTGTATACCGAACAGGTATTACGTAATTTTGTAAAACGACAGTTGGGTATGATTGAGGGTAAGGAACCATCACATCCAAATACTAAACCGACTATTGATTGGATTGCTCATGAAATTCAGAAGGCTCACGATCAAGGTCTGGAATATGACTTGAATGATTTACGACATGCTTGTATGATGCGAGCACTGAAATCGACAAATAATCGTGAGTACTGTTTGAAGGTTGTTCAGAAGATCCCTTGGTCAACACTTCGAGACGAGAATGAAGATAAAATCCAGGATCGACTTACAGGATTCACAAAGATATATCCTAAAGAAGAATTAGTTTTCTTTGATATTGAGGTGTATCCAAATCTGTTTGTTGTTGTCTGGAAGAAATACGGAGATGATGAATTCGTTAAATGGATTAATCCAACTCCCGAGCAGATTGAATATTTGCTTTCGTTTCCTCTCGTAGGATTTAACAATCGACGATACGATAACCATATTCTTTATGCGAGACTTCTCGGCGGTAGTGAAATGGATTTGTTCCAACAGTCACATCGTATTATCAACGAGAAGAACGCCAAGACTGGAATGTATGCAGCTGCTTATGAAATTAGTTATGCTGATATTTATGAGTACAGCCAGAAGAAACAGTCGCTTAAGAAATGGGAAGTCGAACTAGGTATCAAACACGTAGAAATGGAAATCCCCTGGGATCAACCAGTTCCAGATCATTTAGTACCAGTCGTTGTTGATTATTGTGTTAATGACGTTGATGCTACTGAGAAATTGTTTGATGCTGTATATGCCGATTACGTTGCTCGTGAAATCCTAGCAACTATTTCCCGCGGATCTATGAATGCGACCAACAATCAGTTGACTGCATTATTTATCTTCGGTAATGATCCACGACCACAAGACAAATTCAATTATGTTGATCTGTCCAAGACATTCCCTGGTTATGTCTATGAGTTCGGTAAGTCCACATATCGTGGTATTGAGACCGGTGAGGGTGGTTATGTGTATGCCAAACCAGGTATTTACAAGAACGTTGGATTGCTTGACGTTGAGTCTATGCATCCGAATAGTCTCGTGAATATGAATTACTTTGGACCATATACTCAGAGGTATGCTGACTTGCTTAAAGTTCGTGTGTTGCTTAAGCATAACAAGATCGATGAAGTTAAACAAATGTTTGATGGTATCCTAGCTCCGTTCTTGGATAATCCAGAATATATCAAACCTTTGGTAACCGCATTGAAGATTGTAATCAACTCTGTATATGGTATGACGTCTGCTAAGTTTGACAATAAATTCAAGCATCCATCAAACGTTGACAATATTGTTGCTAAACGTGGAGCTTTATTTATGGTTGACTTACGCTTTGCTGTTGAGGACGAAGGATATGAGGTCGCTCATATTAAGACGGACTCGATTAAGATTCCAAATGTGGACGATTACATTATTGACTTCGTTCATAAATTTGGAGCACTACCTCAATACAATTATAAATTTGAGCACGAGCACACTTATAAACGTATGGCGTTGATTAACAATGCTGTTTATATTGCTCAACTTGAAGATGACAGCTGGTCTCCGACTGGAGCAGAGTTCTTGAATCCATATTTGTTGAAACGAGTATGGACCAAAGAACGTATTGAGGAAAAAGATTTCTTCCTAACCAAACAATCGAAGGGCCATATTTATCTTGGTAAAGAATTCGTTGGTAAAGTAGGATCCATTTATGCATCTCTCACTGGAGAAGAAGCTTTATGGACTGAAGACAATGAAACATTCAAGTCAGTAACCGGCACGAAAGGATTTAAGTTCAAGCAATCTGCGGAATTTAAAGATGATGATGTTGACTTTGCATATTATGACAGAGTAGCTCTCGAAGGTTTGAAGAAGATTATGAAAGTTGGAGACATCAATGAAATTGTTGATGACATGCCAACTGATTATCAAGTTGTTCTAGGTTTATCGCCTGAGGTTTCAGAAGAAACTTCGGCGGTAGCCTAATTTTGTTGCTTGCGGATTTCGCAGAAATTACTTGGCACATAATAGGAAGGGATAAAAGATTTTAGGATCTTTTACTTTTTTCTTGCTATTTTTATGTCAAAACAAATCGAAAGGAATTTTATAAAATGACAAAAGTATTAGCTATTAGTAATAAACAGTTGCAATTGGAAAATGTTCGGTTTATGTTTAGACCGAACTTCGAAGGTCGTAAGACTGAGTTTAATGCACTCGGTGACCGGAATTTCCAAATTGTGATCGATCCAGAAGATGTTCCATTGCTCCAAGAATATGGTATCAATGTAAAACTTCACGATCCTGCATCTAAGAACCCAGACCTCGACCCAGATGTTGTACAACCAATGTATTACATCAAGGTCAAAGTATATACTGAGTACAGCACTCCGGTTATCGCGCTTATCAATGACGATGGTGAATTGGATGTTGATGAAGAAGTACCAACTGACAACATCACTTTACTAACTCCGGATATGTATGGTATGATTGACGAAATGGAAATCCGTGCTTGTGATATGGTTATTCGTCGTCGTGAGAAACACGAACGTGGAACTTACGCACGTCTTGATTTGTCCAAAGCATATATCCACGTACAATCAACACCATTGGCTCGTAAATACGGATTTTAATGGTCCAACTATATGATTATCAGGAACAGGCACTAGATCATCTTAGAGATGGTTGTGTGCTTTGTGGTAAAGTAGGCTCGGGTAAATCTTTAACGGGCCTATTCTACTACATCCGTAATCATTCGGACAAACCGCTTTATATTATCACTGTCGCAAAGAAGCGAGATGATAAAGAATGGCAACGTGACTTTGAGTTGCTTGGTATAAATGGAGTTGTCGATTCATGGAACAATATCAAAAAGTACAAAGATGTCAAAGATGCTTTCTTTATTTTTGACGAACAACGTGCTGTTGGTTACGGAACATGGGGACGCAGCTTGATTGATATTAGTAGACGTAATAAATGGATTATGTTATCTGCTACACCAGGCGATACTTGGATTGACTTTATGGTATTATTCATAGCCAATGGATTTTATCGCAACAAGTCTCATTTTATCGATGAGCATGTTGAATACAAACCATATACGTCATTCCCTCAAATTAAGAGATACCACAAGGTAGATCGATTAGAAAGATATAGGCGAGCTATTATTGTGTCTATGGCGGACTTCCGCAAGACTAAGATAGATCGTGTATTTGTAACCTGTGACTTCGACAGAAAGTTGTATGACGAAACTGTTAAATCCAGGTTTAATCCTTTCACCAACGAACCTATTATGAACGCCTCTGAGTTCACACAAGTTCTTAGAAAAATAGTTTGTTCTAGTGATCGTCGAAAGGAGAATGCAAAACAACATATTATGACCAAAGATAAATTGATTGTTTTCTACAATTACATTTATGAGTTGGAGATTCTAATTGATATTTGTGAAGAACTCGGACTTAGATATAGACAATGGAATGGTTCTCGACATGAGAGTATTCCGGATGATGGCGATGGCTGGATTTATTTAGTTCAGTATATTGCCGGATCAGAAGCCTGGAACTGTATTACAACTGATACAATTCTATTTTACTCACTCAACTATTCATATCGTATTATGGAGCAGAGTGAAGGACGCATAAATCGTATTAATACGCCATTTGATACAATGCATTATATCTATTTAAAGAGTTCGGAATGTATAGACGACGCCGTTTATAAAGCGATTAAAACCAAAGAAAAATTCAACGAGAGGAATTGGGTGCAGCAACAATGGGCAAATTGGAAAGAGATTTTCAGCGAGTCTTGATTAAAGATATTGAGGCTTTGATTCCTGATGCTATCGTTAAAAAGAACGATGCTAAGCATATTCAAGGGATTCCTGATTTGTCTGTGGATGTAGGCCCTTGGTCATTTCATCTTGAATGCAAGAAGAGTGCTAAGGCGCCATATCGTCCGAACCAACCATATTACTTGAAGAAGTATAACGACAATGGTGGTTGGGCTAGGACTATATATCCTGAAAACAAGGAGGAAGTTTTGCATGAAATGGAACAGGCATTACGACTACGAAGGAAAACATTCGTTCCTAAGCGCTAGTCAATGTCACTGGATAAATTATACTCCCGAAAAAGTCGTTAGTCGATTTGAAAACGAACTAGCGAAACAACGGGGAACGGAGTTACACGAATTTGCATCTGAAGCTATCAACAAACGAATTAGGTTATTGCCTGGACATACGCATCCAGCCTTAGCCAATTTTGTTAATGATGCAATAGGATTCAATATGGACAGCGAAGTCCTTTTATTTTACAGTCCTTATGCATTTGGTACTGCTGATGCTATTCGATATGATCCTCCAAAGAAAGATAATCCTCGTGGATTCCTACGTATTCATGATTTGAAAACAGGTGTGACTAAACCTAAGATGGAACAATTGTTAGTGTATGCTGCATATTTCTGTCTTGAGTATTCTGTCAAACCCGAAAAGACAGACATGATTCTGCGTATTTATCAAGGGGATAACATTGATGAAGTAATTCCTGAGCCCGAAGATGTCTATGATATTATGCATAGCATTAAGGAATTCTCAGCATTACTTGAAAACAAACCGTGAGGTGAATGATGTCGGAAACTTTACAAGAGTACCTCGAACATAGAGGAACTCCACATCAAGGCTCCGTTCCTCACAGTGGTCGCTATGCTTGGGGTTCCGGAGATAATTCATACCAACGTGCAACTGGATGGTCTGATGTTGTGGCTAAATACCGCAAGACTGGATTAACAGACACGGAAATAGCGAACAAACTTGGTATATCTACAACAGAGTTTCGTAAGAGAAACAATATCGCTAAACAAGAGATTCGTAAGAACAACATCTCTCGAATCAATGAATTAGCAGATAAAGGATTCGGATCAATTGAGATATCTAGACAACTGGGTATCCCTGAATCTACTGTTCGTATGAACTTAAATGCCAAGGTTAAACATAATGTTACCAGAATGGAACAAGTCAAAGGTGACTTGGAGAAACTGGTAGGTAAGTATGATTACATTGATATTGGTTCTGGCTCAGCCCAACAACTTGGTATTAATGATAGTATGCTTAAACGTGCTACGCAACAGTTAGAAGAAAAAGGTTATCATGTTCACAACATTTATGTTAAGAACGCAACCAATGACGCTCACTGGGTAGAGATGAAGGTCTTGTCTAAAGAACCTGATATTTCTGTAGTACGACAAAACAGAGATAAGATTACACCACCTCTTATTTACAAAGATGAAAATGGTGTGTCTCAACTAGGACTTAAGCCTATTCAGCACCTTGATTGGAAACGGGTGGGAATTAAGTACGATGAAGATGGTGGCACGGCGAAAGATGGGGTAATGCAACTAAGACCTGGAGTCAAAGATCTTGATCTAGGTAATTCGCATTATGCTCAGGTTCGCATTGGAGTTGGTGGAACTCATTATCTTAAAGGGATGGCTGTTTATGGAGATCCTAAAGACTTTCCAAAAGGCGTCGATGTTATTTTCAACACCAATAAGAAACGAGGAACTCCTCCAGAGAAAGTACTGAAACCTTTGAAAGATGATCCTGATAATCCATTTGGTGCAACTATTAAACCGGGCGGACAGAAAGGTGCAATCAATAAGGTTAATGAAGAAGGTGACTGGAATTCCTGGTCTAAAACTTTATCTTCTCAGTTCTTATCTAAACAACCGCCTGCTCTTGTTAAGGATCGTATTGAAACTACATACAACAAACTTAAGAAAGAGTACGAAGAGATTTCTAAGTTAACGAATCCTGTTGTTAAAAAAGCCTTGATGAATGATTTCATTGATGGCTTAGATTCGAAACGACAGTCTCTTAAATTAACAGGGTTCGATCGAATGAAAGGTAAAGTGTTATTACCTCTCGATGGTATCAAAGCTAACGAAGTATATGCTCCATCATTTAAGAATGGTGAGAAAGTAGTACTTGTTCGTTATCCTCATGGAGGAAGATTTGAATTACCGGAACTAACTGTTAATAATAAACTTGGAAGTGGTGCTGCTAAATTTATGCGCAATGCCAAAGATGCCATTGGTATAGATTCATCTGTTGCATCTAAACTTTCAGGGGCAGACTTTGATGGTGACTCTGTTATGGTTATTCCAAACAACAAGGGTCAAATTAAAACTGCTCGCTCATTGAAGGAGTTAAAGAACTTTGACACAAAAGCTTATTATACTCCTAAGCCTCCGAAGATCGATACTCAAAAACAAATGGGCGAAGTATCTAATCTTATTACTGACATGACTATTAAGAACGCATCACAATCTGAGATCGCTCGTGCAGTACGACATTCAATGGTTGTTATTGATGCTGAGAAACATAGTCTTGATTATAAGAGATCTGAAAGAGAAAATGATATTACATCTCTTAAAAAGAAATACCAATTGCATACTAATATTTTAACTGGTAGCAAAGGGACTGGGGCATCCACTCTTATTTCCTTATCTAAGAGAAAGATATCTGAAACAGAGAAGGTGGAAAGACACCGTACCCCTGAACAATTGGCAGCTAACCCACGACTCAAACCAACAATCACTAAGACTGTTCGTAAGAAAGGAACAGAAAAAGCTATTGTTGATATGGTTGATGATGCTAAGAAGCTAGGTTCTGGTACACCTATCGAGAACATGTATGGTAATTATATCAATGCTCTTGGTAAGCTACAACAAAAGGGTCGTGATCTAGTAGACAAGACTCCTAACATGCACATCAGCAAGGAAGCTAAGATTAAGTACAGACCTCAGTTAGAGTCATTAGACAAGAAGCTTAGTGATGCTATTATGAATGCTCCTAAAGAACGTCAAGCTCAACTGATTGCTAACAGAACCATTGCATCTAAACGAACTCCTGACATGCAGCCAGACCAACTTAAGAAGCTTAAGCAACAATCTATTGCAGCAGCTCGTGTACAAGTTGGAGCTTCTGGTAAGAAGGTAAGGATTAGCATTGACGATGATGAGTGGGTAGCTATTCAAGCTGGTGCTGTGTCTACTAACAAACTAACACAGATCATTCGGTACTCAGATGCAGACAGGCTTAAGCAGTTAGCTACTCCTCGTAAGAGTGAGTCTATCTCATTAGCTAAAGCAAGTAGAGCTAAGGCCATGCTTCGTAATGGACACAGCTATGCTGAAGTATCTGAAGCTCTTGGTCTATCAGTTAGTTCCATCCAGAACATCGTAGAGTAAAGGAGGTAGTCAATGGACGAACAGTACGATGAAGTACTTGATGTCATGCTAACAACGTATGACAATCCATACAATCCCTTTACTCAATGGGATGAATGGTACAAGTATGATACAGACAATGACTACAATACACCTGAGCTATTAGCTTTTGTCATGGACAACACTGATGACTTGCTCGACATCACTGAAGAGCTTGGTGTACAAGCAGCAGCAATCAATTGGATTGTTGATAATGGTCCAATCGAAAATGTTTGGACAACAATCAAACCAACTACCAAAACTCCTATTCGGCAACCGACAGAAATAAAATAAAAAATCTGTCGCAACCATAGGGGGGAGGGGTCACTACATTCCTTCCCTCTATGCATCGCCACACCACTCAAAAATAGCTCCGGAGTGATTTTTATCCTGAAATTGGGGTCTTTGTGTGGTCAAACTATTCAACGAGGAGATCAAAGTAATGCCGAACACGGTACAAGATCACTTCATAGAACTAATGAAGTGGGTACTATCTCCTGAAGTGTTAACGCAGATAGGGTTTTATATTGGTATAGGAGGAAGCATCATAGGTTTTGGCACAAAAGTGTTCAAAAAATTATGGGCTAATTTGGAGAAAACGCAAAATGATGAACTAGCAGGTCTAAAAGCATCCATTCAGAACTTAACAACTTCAGTAGAGAAGTACCAAAAGGATACTGAGCGAGAACTTTTACGAATACAAATAATCACGGGTATACATTCGGATAGATTATCAGTTCAAGAGGTATTAGCTTTGTATGATACCTACTCATCGAAAGGATATAATTCATATGTTAGTCGTGTTGTTCATGATTATGTGGAAGAAAAAAGACAAGAAGGAAGAGGTCTAAACAATGACAGTCAATGATATTGTTAATTACATTACCTTACTGATTATCGTGGCCCCAGTTGTTATCCAATTGGTTCGTTATGTTGGTACTATTACTCATAACCGCAACCTTATCAACTTGGCAGATCGCGCACTAATCATCGTTACAAGTCTCGAGCAGCTTAAACTTGTTAATAATGCTGACAAGAAAGCTGAAGCTCTTCGTAAGCTTGCTACCTATGCTAAAGAAGTAGGTATCAAGTTGACTGAAGATCAAGCAGAAGACTATATCGAAAACGCTGTAGCCGAATTGCGTAAGCTTCAGGGTAAACTTAACAAGGAGGGATAATATATGCCTCGGAGAAAGAAAGAAATTCCTGAACTAAAGAAAGCGGCTACGCCAGAAGGTCGTATGAACCAACTTACAACGTTAGCTGTAGATTTAGCAGAAGAACAACTTCGTGCTGGAACTATTGCTCCAAGTACTTTAAACGTATTGTTACGATATGGTACTGTGGAAAACGAGTTGGCGCTTGAAAATCTTAGATCTAAGAACAAACTTAATGCAAGTAAGGTTTCTCAAATAGAAACTGAAGTCAAAGGTCGAGGAGATAGTGAGGAGGTTCTTAATGCACTTCGAGGTTATGCCCCGTCAGATACATTCGACTGAGAAACGTATTCTTACTCGAGAAGATCTGAATTTATCATATAACGACATGGCTGCCCACAAAGAATGGGGTGATCGATTGAATTACCTATCTTTGTTTGATAAGGGCTATGTATCCCCTCGACAGTTTTCAAATCCATTTTATAAGTCAAGGATGTGGCGTAATCTTCGTGAAGAAATTATTGCCAGAGATATGGGTTATGACTTGGGTTGTCCAGGAGTTCCTATCGAGGGACCAATTATAGTTCATCATATGATTCCTTTGGTTGAAGATGATATACTAGATTGGAATGAAGACTTACTTTTAAACCCGGATTTACTAATTTCGACGTCCATAGAGACGCATAACATCATCCATTACGGTAGAAGGGTTGAAGAGTTAGTTGAAAGAAAACCTGGAGACACAAACTTATGGTGAGGTGACGAATGTCAGAAACAACCATCTTATCTGAGGTTAAAGAAACTCTGGATTTTGCGGTTGCTGAGGACGATGGTTTCGATGATCGTTTACTATTAGAACTAGATGGACTAATCGGTGAACTGTCGCAGCTGACTTATGTCAAGGAGGACTTCGTCCTTACCAAAGATTCAAAATACGAACAATTGCTTAAGGTTAATGATGCTAACCTACTTCGGTTAGTTAAGACATTTATAAACTTGAGCTTGCGAATCGTGTTTGATCCACCCGTGGGATCAGTTTTAACCTCATTAGAAAAATCTCGTGATCGGACTGCAGTTCGTATCACTATGCAAAAGGAGCGGTACAATTCATATGAACCTTGATGAAGTGTTACACTCCGTTCAATCCGGAAGTTCCGAAGAAATCATTGAGCACTTTGGAGTAAAAGGAATGAAATGGGGTTTTAGACGTGTTCGCGAACGTCTAGCTCGACGAAAACAACGTAAAGTTGATGCTAAAGTCAGTAAAGCTCGTACTAGTCAGTGGAAGCATAAATATGCACAACGGGCTAGCATCTCTGATAGAGATCTAAAACGTGCTGTCGAAAGACTACGTCTAGAAAACGACTTAGCAGAGCAAGTTAAACGTACGACTAAGATCCATGAGAAACCTAAGAACAATAGTAGCTTTGCTAAGGATATTGGTAAGACGCTAATTACCGATACAATTAAAGATACTCGCAGACTTGCGATCAAAGAAGGAACTTCATATCTTAAGAAAAATCCTGACGCGGTTAGAACTATTGCTAAAGGTATCAATACTTGGATGAACACGTAATTTAGTAAGGAGGTATTAGTCTGAGTGTTATCTAACAAAGCATATCCTCAGGAATATAGCAAATTCAAAGAACAAGTCTTGAGAGGTGAGATCCCAGTCAATCGATGGATATCATTACAAATGAATCGAATCGATTTCCTGATTGAGTCTCCGGATTATTTCTATGATGATCAAGCTATTGAGGGCTTTGTTCGATTTTGCGAGGATGAAATGACTCTAACCGATGGTAGTGATGTTACATTGTTACCATCATTTCGTGTATGGGCCGAAGATGCTTTGGCTTGGTATTACGAAAGTAACGACCGCGTGTTTAACCCTAAGACGGGTAGATGGGAAATGCGCAAAAGAATGAAACGACTAACTAGAAAGCAATTTCTTATAGTCGGACGTGGTGCTGCGAAATCATTGTATTCTACGTTCTTACAGACGTATATGTTACTGATCGACCCGTCAACTACTCACCAGATAGTCACAGCACCAACAATGAAACAGGCCGAAGAAATTATGGCTCCTATTCGTACCGCCTTATCTAGAGCGAAAGGTCCATTGATCAGATATATGGTCGAAGGATCTAAGATGACTGGTAATATGCAACAGAAACAGTTGCTAAGTAGTACGAAGAAGGGGATAGAGAACTTTGCCACAAACAGTTTATTGGAAGTCAGACCTATGTCTACCGATAGACTTCAAGGTTTGCGTTGTAAGTATGCCTCTGTAGATGAATGGCTCTCGGGAGAGATTCGTGAAGACGTTATAGGTCCTATAGAACAAGGGGCGTCCAAGAACACCAACTATTTGATTGTCGCTACTTCATCAGAAGGTACAGCCCGGAACGGTGTAGGGGATACAATCAAAATGGAGTTAATGGACATACTAGAAGGTCGATACAACAATCCTCATGTATCTATATGGTACTATCGTTTGGACGATGTTCGTGAGGTTCCGTATCCAGAGACCTGGCTTAAAGCAAATCCTAACCTCGGTGTGACAGTTTCTTATGAAACATATCAAGCCGATGTTGAACGCGCAGAGACTCAACCTGCAACAAGAGCTGATATCCTTGCTAAAAGGTTTGGTATTCCAGTTGAAGGTTTTACATATTTCTTTGTCTATGAGGAAACAGAATTACACAGACCTCAAAACTTCGATGGTCTCGTCTGCTCAATGGGCGCAGACTTATCTCAAGGTGATGACTTCTGTGCATTCACATTCCTGTTTCCAATTGGTTATGGTAGATTTGGTGTAAAAACTAAATCATATGTATCTGAAGCCAAATTAAAGAAACTCACTGCTGCGATGCGTAATAAATACGACGAATTGATAGCAGAAGGTACGCTAGTGGTTATCCCTGGAGTGCTTTTAGATATGAATAGAGTTTATGACGACCTTTATGATTTCATTTTGGAACATAAATACATTGTTTATACTCTTGGTTATGACCCATACAATTCTCGAGACTTCGTTCAACGATGGATACGAGATAATGGTGAATTCGGTATCGAAAAAGTTATTCAAGGTGCTAAAACCGAAAGTGTACCTATGGGTGAACTTAAAAATCTAGCGTCAAATCGAATGTTAATATTCGATGAAGAACTAATGAAGTTTGCAATGGGTAATGCTGTTGCGCTTCAGGATAACAATGGTAACTACAAATTGTCCAAACGGAGAGCATCCGAGAAGATCGATAATGTAGCTGCCTTAATAGATGCCTGGGTGGCATATACCCGCCACAGAGATCTATTCGACTAAATCGCAACGAAGGAGCAATATGGGAATAATGGATAACGTCAGACATGCTTGGAGTATGTTTGCAAAGAAGCCAAACGAACCCAGTCTTAGGGAAACCGATCCTAAGTATCAGCAAACCTTTGAACCGCGAGCGTTAAATCCGAATAGTACAATCCCACAGAGGACATATAAACGATCTTCGATCGCATCAATGATCTTTAATAGGATTGCTATGGATGCTTCAATGGTAACATATCAGCATGTCAAGATCGTAAATTATGGTACTGACGACTCTACTGAAAATCAAATTGTTCAAACATCTAGTTTACAACGTTTGTTTGAAGTAGAAGCTAATATTGACCAAACTAGTACGGACTTTTTCCATGACCTAGTATTCTCTCTATTTGATGAGGGTGTAGTTGCTGTGGTTCCTATGACTGCTGATATAGATCCCAGTACGTCTGATTCGTATAATATCTCATCTATGAGGGTGGGAAAGGTTCTCGAATGGTATCCTACAAGAATACGTGTTCGAGTATATAACGAAAACAAAGGAGACTTCTCAGAGATAATTGTGCCTAAGAAAATGGTAGCGATTATCGAGAATCCTTTGAATTCCATTCTCGGAAATGAAAATCCGACCATGGATCGATTAATCCAAAAGTTATCAATTTTGGACAAACAGGATTTGGAGTTGGTATCTAATCGTTTGAACATGATTCTCCAATTACCATATCCTACTAGGGCAGATGTTTACAAAGACCAAGCCGAAAATCGTATTAAAGCGATTGAAAATCAGCTAAAAGATTCGAATCTTGGTATTGCATACATTTCGTCCGAAGAGAAGATCACTCAGTTAACAAGACAAATTTCTTCTACTCTTATGGAGGAGATCAAATACTTAACAGAGGAACTTCTCAATCAAATCGGTTTGACTAAGAATGTATTTAATGGTACTGCGTCCGCTTCGGAAATGCAAAACTATTATACACGTACTATCGAGCCGATTACTAAAAGAATACAAGAAGAATTCCAAAGAAAGTATATCACTAAAACGGGGTACACCCAAGGTCATCGTATTGTGACATATACTGATCCATTTAAACTTGTTCCTACTGAACAGCTAGCAACCATCGGCGATACACTTCTTCGAAATTCTATTCTTACACCTAATGAATTCCGTGCTATTATTGGTTACGGTCCATCATCCAATCCTTTGGCTAATGAACTGTATAACCGTAACATTGCGGATTCTAATCAAGGGTATTCTTTGCCTGGGTCTGCTGAGTCCCCTGAAGGAGATTATGCTGAAACTGAAGAGGGTTACTATCCTCCTGAAGAACAGTAAGAAACTTCAAAATCCAAGCAAATAAAATAGGAGGACACACATGGGAACTCATCCAGCTTATGACTTCGCCGGGTATGCAACACGAAATGATTTGCTTTGTACCGATGGAGTCACTATCAAGCATGGAGCTTTCGAGGATAATGACGGTAAAAAGGTTCCGCTAGTTTGGTCGCATGATCCTAGCACCCCAGAAAACGTCATTGGACACGTAATACTCCATCAAGACAGTGAAGGCATGTATTGTGAAGGTTACTTCAACTCTACACCAAATGCCGAAGCTGCTAAAGAGTTGGTACTACATGGAGATGTCATGTCAATGTCGATTGGGGCTAATCGCATTAAGCGTACGCCATCCAATGACGTTATTCATGGTAATATCTATGAAGTATCATTGGTAATTGCCGGGGCAAATCCTGGTGCTGTAATTACGGAAGTCATTCGACATTCCGAAAATCCTGAGGAAGGGGAAACCATCATTATGGAATCTAATGAAATCATCCATTCTGCTCGAGATATCATTCTTCAAGATCAGAAGGATAAACCATCACTGCTAGATCGTATTCAGCATGCTGACGAAGGTCAAGCTTCTGCTGAACTCGATGCTGTTCTTGAGACATTATCTCCAGAACAACAAGAAGCAGTAGCACTTATCGTTGACGCCGCTGCTGAAAGCGCTGCGGAAGCTGCTGCAGAACAAGTTCTTGATGAAATTGACGAACTTGCTGCTCAAGAAGAGGACATCGATGAAGAAGGAGACGATGACTCTGAAATCGAACAAAACGACAATGAAGGAGAAAAGTTAATGCATTTTAACGCTTTCGAAGGTGATACTCTCACTCACAGCCAAGCTGCTAACATTAAGGATCAACTTACTCATGCAATGAAAGTTGCTCAAGAATCAGGTCGCAAAGTTTCTCATGTTCTTTCTGAAATGGGACAAGACGAACTGAAACACTCAATGAACAATGTTGAATTGTTGTTCCCAGAACACACTCTTACTGGCGGTGGAGTACAAGTAATCTACTCTAACAACACTGCCACTGAACATATTCTTGGAGCTGTTACAAAAGTACCTACTGCTTTTGTTAAGTCTATCATGTCAGATCTGTCAGACCTTTCTGAAGAAAATCTTCGTGCGAAAGGTTACATCAAGGGTAACCAAAAGAAAGAACAAATCATTTCTTTCCTTACTCGTAAGACAGATCCTAAGACAATCTACAAGAAACAATCAATCGACCGTGACGATGCTATCGACATGGGTCAACAATTGAACGTCGCTGCTTTCTTCCAACAAGAAATGCGTATGAAACTGAACGACGAAATCGCTCAAGCAATCCTTGTTGGGGACGGACGTGCTACTGGTTCACAAGACAAGATCGATGAAACTAAGATTCGTCCAATCTCTAAAGACGACGACTTCTACACAATCAAGACCAAATACGACTCTAAAGTATTGCTTGATATCTTCGAAACTGTCGCTAACCAAAAGACTAAGATGCATGGTTCAGGAACTCCAACCCTGTATGTAAACCCAACATTCTTGGTTAAACTTCGCTTCTTGCGTAACAAGAACGAACAATGGGTATTCGGCGGACAACAACCTGCTACTACAGAATACCTCGCTTCACTGTTTGGTGTTAAAGAAATCGTTGAAACTAACTTCTTGAAGGAAGATGAAATGATCATGGTTAACTTGGCAGACTACCAAGTAGGCACAAACCAAGGTGGTCAAGTGACTTCATTCGAAGACTTCGATATCGACTACAACAAGCAGAAATACTTGATTGAAGCTCGTCTTTCAGGTGCTCTTGTACGTGCTAAAGCGGCTGTGTACTTCACACCTAAAGAAGCTGCAGCTGTAGTTCCTGGCGGCTAATCATGAAGCTAACGGGCATCGCTGGGTTTGAACTTGATCAAGTCGAGCGCGAAGACATGCCCAGCGTTTTCGAGAGTAAAGTCGTGACCAAGAAGTTTCGCGGAGAGCTTCTTAGTCAGACTTGGCGTAATCAAAATAGCGACAAATCCACTAATGATAATTTGCTAAACAATAACAGAATCTCCCTTGTTATTAATAAGTTCTTCATGAGCAACATTGCAAATCTAAAATATGTGGAATATAATGGTGTTAAATGGAAAGTTGAGTCTTTCGATATTAAATCACCAAGAATTCACATTACATTAGGAGGAGTCTATAATGGTTAAAAATCGTCGAGATTTTCTGGATAAGAAACTCCGTGAAGTTTTAAAAGAACACGGCTATGCTCTCTATTACAATTCAACGTCAAATACAAAAATCACATACCCATGCGTCGTCTATAAGCTTTCCGACAAGCAGTCTAGGTTTGCAGATGACGTTCGGTATTTTCATAGAGATATGTATCAAGTAACAGTTATCTCGAAACTACCAGATTCGCCGGTAGTAGAGGATATTATGGAGAAATTCCAAAATGTTACATTCGATTCTAACTATGTTATTGATAATTTGTATCACTCAATTCTTACTATAACACAAAGCTATTAGGAGGATTTAAATAATGGCTGAACTTAAATATCTTGAAACTGGTTCTCGTATTTATGAAACTGGTGTTTCCAAAGGTGTCTTGTTCGTTATGGGCGACACTGGTACATACAACCAAGGTGTTGCTTGGAATGGTTTGACTAACGTTCAAGAATCTCCAAGTGGTGCTGAAGCGAATGACCAATACGCTGATAACATCAAATACCTTTCATTGACTGGTGCAGAAAACTTCGAAGGTACTATCGAAGCATTCAGCTCACCTAAAGAATTTGACCAATGTGATGGTATGGCTGAAATCGTAGCAGGCGCTAACGCTCACCAACAAAACCGTCGTCCATTTGGATTTGCATATCAATCAATCATTGGTAATGAAGTTAAATTCAATGAATACGGTACAAAACTGCACTTGTGGTATGGATGTAAAGCTGCTCCATCAGAACGTCAACACCAAACAGTGTCTGATAGTCCAGAACCAGCAAATCCATCATGGTCAATTACTTCTACACCAGTAGATGTGCCAGGATTTAAGCCAACTTCAGTAATCACTGTTGATTCCACTAAAGTTGACGCTACTAAATGGAAGAAGCTCATTGCTAAAGTCTATGGTGACGAAACAGGAAACGCTACACTTCCTACACCAGCAGAAGTTATCAACTTGCTTAAATAATTAATCGAATAGGAGAACTACATGTTAAAGCAAAAAATCAATTATGAAGGTTTTGACGGTCCAGTGACCACTGAAGAATATTTCAATCTTACTCGTATTGAGCTGATTGAATTCCAAGGACGACATGGCGGTAAGGAGATTGAAGCTCGTATTAACGAAATTCAAAAGAACGAAGATTTGACCGCTTTGTACGCTCTCCTCAAGGATCTTATCCTTTCCGCCTATGGTAAACGTGAAGGCGACCGGTTCGTCAAAAACAAAGAAGTTCGCGATGAATTTGGACAATCTCTTGCGTTTGGTCAATTGATCGAAGATCTTCATGAAAACGAAACCTCTATGCTAACATTTGTTAAAGGAATTCTTTCATCTATTAAAGGATTGGACGAACTCGTTAATAAGCAAGCATTAGAACAAGGCTAATCGTTTCGCCGATGGGAATTACTCATCGGCTTTTTTTTAAATTGAGGTATGATCTATGAAACACGATTTCTTATATATCGAAGTTGACTCTTTGTCGCTTTTTGATGAAGAAAACCAAAGATTCATTGATAGACCTAAGCAAAAAGTAGAATTTCGATACACTCTAAAGAATTTAGATGAGTGGGAATCAAAACATAAGAAGAGATTTCTTGATAACAAGGATCTTACTGATGACGAACTTTTAGATTTTATTAAGATAATGTGTACTGATAAGAACTTTGACTTTAACCGGTTGGATGTCGATCAATATAACAGAATTATACAATATGTCTATAAGGATGTACCATCAGCAACGGTCTTACCTAAAAGTAAAAAGAAGTCTAAAGCTGGACAACGACAGTCCGTGTTTACCTCAGAGATACTATATGCTCATATGGCTATTAATGGAATACCATTTGAATGGGAAAATAGAAATCTAAATAAGCTAATGTTGTTGATTAATACTGTTAACTCATTACAAGCTCCGCCAGAGAAGATGTCTAAGACAGAGGCTATGGATGAGCAAAGATCTATCATTGAACAACGTCGAGCCGAAGAAGCTCGATTGTATAAAGAGATGGAAGAGAAGGAGAAACAGAATGCAAATAACATCTAGTGGAGATTTCAATAATATTGAAGCTTGGTTAAAACGTACCGTTAAGAAACAGAATTCTGGTCCTGCAGAAGAGTTGGCCAAGATGCTAACTAATAGATTGTCGGAGACAACTCCCGTTGGTAGTGGAAAGACTGCTTCTTCTTGGGACTACACAATCAATCAAAATGGTGACAATATTGTTATAGAGATAAGAAACTCCAACATAAACAAAGGAGTTTCAATCGCTCGTATTATTCACTATGGTCATGGAACAGGAACCGGAGGTTATGTTCCTCCTAGACCATATATTACCCAAGCGATAAATGATGTATGGTCATCTCGCGTAGGTAAAATTTTAGAAGAAATGATTAAATAGGAGACAATATGGCAGGATATGTTGATGAAAAAATTGCCAAAGTCACCTTAGACAATAAAGGCTTTACTAAAAATGCTCAAGATACAATGTCTGCATTAGATAAGCTAAAAGCAGCATTCGCTAAAGTTAGCGGAAAAGGTGCTGCTGATAATGTTGCTAAGGACATGACTAAAATGAATCAGGCAATTTCAAGTTCAACAGAAAAATCGAATGGTCTATTATCTCGTCTTAGAAATATCTTTAAACGAAATACTGATAATATGGATACCAGTGGTGCTGGAAGATCCATTGAACAGATGAATACCGATATTGCTAGCAAGACTAGTAAAACTGGTAGTATTCTTGCTCGATTAAAGAGTATATTCAGAAAGACTGATGATGGTAACAGCTTTTCGAGAACCTCTGGGGAATTTGATAAACTAAATGCAAAAGCTGGAGGAATAAATCTTAATCCTCTAACAAGTGCATTTTCTTACGCTTCAGCATCTGTACAAAACTCATTATCCGTTATGGATATAGCTATGGGTAATGTGCTCGGAAACATGATGCAACGAGCAATACAATTTGGGTCTCAATTCTTTAGAGGACCTATGGACGGTTTGACTGAGTATAAAGATAAGCTCGGATCGATTCAAACTATCATGACAAATACGGAATGGGAAATCCCAGACCAAACTATGCGTATGCGCAAGACTTCTAAAACCTTAGAAGACCTTAACCAATATGCAGATAAGACCGTATATTCATTTGCCGATATGACAAGAAATATTGGTACATTTACGGCAGCGGGTGTAGGTCTGGAAGATTCTGCAACCGCTATTAAAGGTATTTCCAACTTGGCTGCTGCTTCAGGATCAAACACCCAACAAGCATCAATGGCAATGTATCAGTTATCACAAGCACTAGCATCTGGTAGAGTAGGTCTTCAGGACTGGAACTCTGTAGTAAATGCTGGTATGGGTGGTAAACTGTTCCAAGATCGATTGACCGCTATGGCAGAGAAAATGGGCCAAGCTCGTGACACTACTAAATCTTTCCGTGACTCATTGAAAGATGGATGGTTAACTTCTGAAGTCTTAATTGCGACTTTGAAGGAAATGTCTATCGATGAACAAATGCTCAAGGCAGCCACGGAAGTTAAGTCGTTTGGACAATTAGTTGATACTGTTCAAGAAGCGATTGGTTCTGGATGGGCTCAATCTTGGGAATATTTGCTTGGTGGATTTGAAGAAGCCAAATCAATGTGGACCAATATTGGTAATATTGTCAACCCATTCCTACAAGACGACCAAGGAACATATTTCGATACCGTTCTAGAAATGGAACGTTCGCTCGGTAACTATCGAAATGCTATGTTGAAAACATGGAAAGACATGGGTGGTCAACAAGCATTATTCGACGGGATTACAAATTCTATTAAGTTTGTTGTTAATTCGTTATCTAGTTTGCGAGAAGGATTCCGTGATGTTATCGGGACATATCAAGAATCGGCTGCAGTATTAACTCAGTTGACATTCAAATTTAGAGATTTTACTAAATCTTTAGCAGAGAATGTTTATATTCAAGGTACTTTAAAATCTATCGGTAGAGCTTTTGGTACAGCATTTGAATTTGTCGGTACAGTTCTTGGAAAAGTAGCATCTGGTATTAGTTCTGTTTCTGGATCTGGAAATGGATTAATCCTAACATTTAAACAAATCGCTGATGGCATTACTCAATTCTTAAACGGATTACTACAATCAAACAATGTTATGACTGGTTTTGTCAATATCGGTAAGACCATCGGAAACGTATTCGGTATACTTACATCTATATTCAAGATAGCTGTAACAATAATCGGACAATTCTTCTCAGCATTTACTGGTGGAGACGGCTCCGGTTTCAAAGATTTTACCGGAACTCTTGCTGATATTACTGGTAAACTTAGAGAGTTCACTGAAAAGTTAGAACAATCTATTAAATCCGTCGGATTATTCAAATCGATGGGCGCGATTATCAAAGGAGTCTTTGATCTTATTGGTAGTGCATTTTCTGCTATTACTGGGAAGTTCAAAGAATTCAAGATTCCAGAGTTCAATGCTGAAGGAGGATTCTTTGATAAACTAAAGACCTATGTATCCGATGGCGCTTCTGGAGTAATGAATGCTCTCGGAAATACATTCGGTAAGATAGGCGAGTTCCTAGGTAAAGTCTATGACGAATTAAAAGGATTTGTTAAAGGGATCGGAGAATTCCTTAAAGATATCCATGCTGCTGATTTAGCAACTGCTATTGTCAGCTTATTTGCTATTGACAAATATATCAAAGGGACAAGTCTAAAAGAAGGTCTTGTCGATAAGATTTTTGGTAATATCAAAGAGGTACTTGGTAAATTTACCGATGATGCTAAGTCGTTTAAAGATAGTTTCATAGAAATTTTCGATGGATTTGGTAAATCATTGAACGCGTTTACTAATATGGTAAATGTCACCTCGTTACTACTTATCGCAGCAGCAGTTGGTATCTTGACCCTCTCAATCAAAGAGCTATCCAAAATGGATATGCCATCTCTTTCTAGAGGACTTATTGGGGTTGGTGGAGCATTCTTGATCTTAATGTCCGGAATGAAGAAGATGTCTACAATTGCTGCAGGTATGCCTAAGGGCGGTGCTACCACAATGTTGGCTCTGGCTTTCTCTATGAAAATACTCGCTAGTGCCATGAAGAAGATAGCGGAACTAGATACCGAACAAGTAGGTAATGCTTTACTTGGATTATTCGGCGCTATGAAAATCATGGTTATGGGTATGAAAGGTATGGCTAGAGCGGGACAAGCGCAAACATCTATATTCCAAATGATCGGAATGGCTCTAGCTTTGAGAATATTAGCCTCAGCAATGAATGCGTTGAAAGATTTCTCATGGGAAGAAATGATAAGATCAGCGTTAGCTGTTGGCGGACTAATGATGGCTATGTCAATGTCTATGAAGTTGATGAAGGGAGTTAAAGTCCCTATCTCGACAATATTCTCAATGATAACTATGGCGTTGATGATGAAAGTCTTAGTTTCGGCTATGGCTGACGTAACTCGACTGGATCCGGCAAGATTAGTAGATGGATTTACTGGCGTTATCGGATTGATGGGTGCTTTGGTCTTAGCTTCTCGAATGATGAGTGGCGTTAAGATCAAAATGAGTGCAATGTTCGGAATGATCGCTTTTGTGATAGCTATAAAAGGATTGGTATCATCTGTTAAAGACATCGCTGAAATTAATCCGGAAAGAGCTATACCAGCTATGACCGGTGTGGGTGCTTTACTAGCAGTTCTTGCTGGAGCAACTAGAGTATTATCTGGTGTTAAAGTTAATATGACTGCTATTTTTAGTCTTATTGCCTTTTCTGGTTCTGTGTTTATATTAACACAGTCTATATTACCACTAGCTAAATTACCTCTAGATAGTCTAGGAATTGCTATGACTGCAGTAGCCGCTATGATCGCAGGTTTAATTGCCGCATCATATGCTTTACAAGGTGCTAAACCAAGTATTACAGCAGTGTTCTCTATGATCACATTCTCTGGCGGTATTTTCTTAATGACATTGGCTATTAAGAAGATTGCTGATATGGATCCGATGGGTCTGGTACAAGGTTTTGCTGGAATTACTGCTCTTTTAGGTATTCTTATCGGCGCTTCACATATGTTGAAGAGAGTTAAGTTAAATCCTACAGCACTAATAACCTTAGTAGCATTAGTTACTACGTTATTTGTGGTGATGCAGGGACTCCAACAACTAGCTAACCTTAAACCTGCTAATTTATTAGCCGCTACCGCTGCTGTTGCGGGAGTATTACTTTCTGTTGCTGCCGCTTCGGCTATTATATCTAAGACGTCTGGTACTGTGCAACAAGCAGTATCTACTGCGGGTATCCTAGGATCGTTTGCGAGTCTATTACGGGCAATAGGCGAGACTCTAGAAAAAGTAGCTGCTCTTAGCTGGCAAGGTGTCTTGGTAGCAATGGGAGCAATTACAGCAGTTATGGGCATGTTGATTATAGTGTTAAAGAAAACTTCCAATATCGATGGCGATGTTGGTGAGTTGGTAGCATTGTCTGCGGTTCTTTATGCTGCCGGAGAGTCATTATCCAAAGTAGCAGCACAACCTTGGCAAGGTATCCTTGCTGCAACAGTTGCTATGGTTGCGGTTATGGCCTCATTAGGCATAGCAATGAAAGCTATTTCAGCCCTACCTGCTTCCGCTGCCGGTAAACTAGCACTTCTAGCAGCGTCCTTAGTTTTATTAGCAGTACCAATTTATATGTTATCGACACTTAACCTCGTAGCTGTAGGAGTCGGATTGCTTGCACTTGCGGGCAACTTAGCAATATTATTAGGTGCCGCTGCGTTAGCAGGACCATTATCAGGTGGTTTAGCTGCTTTATCTGGAGCTCTTCTAAGCTTTGGGGTGTCTAGTGTTCTAGCCGCATCATCTATTCTTATTGCTGGTCTAGGTTTCTTAGCATTTGCAACAGCATTGGCAACATTAGCAAAAGTAGCTCCTGGAGCATTCAAAGGAATTGTTGAAGGCCTTGATGTGGCTATGCAAACATTAGCCGCTAGAGGCCCATCCATGGTTGTTGCTGGTGTGCAGATAGTTCGAAACTTCCTGCATGGATTAGCAGAACTATTGCCAGATATAGTCAAAGCCGGTGTTGAGTTAATTACTAATTTCTTAAATGGTATGGCGGAGGCTATGCCACAATTATTCTCAGCAGCCGTTCGGTTGTTAACTGAATTTGCAAAATCTGTTATGGAAAATGCGGATATCTTGGTACAGACAGGTATTGAGATTGCCATTAAATTAACAGAGTCTATTGCAAACTCATTGACTAAGACCAAAGACAAATTAGTTCCGGCATTAGAAAAGCTGTTCAAGATTATCCTTGATATCTGTTTGGCTCTTCTTGAGAAATTAGTCGGACCTTTACTTGAAGGTATTGTGAAAGTACTACAACCAGTTGTGGACTTTATCATAAATATCCTTAAAGGATTATCTGATATTCTTGCTCCTATTTTGGAACCTATCGCAGCAACTCTTATTGCGTTGTTCGAAGGTTTAGCTAGCATAATCAGATCTGTAGCTGATGTGCTTGTTCAGTTATTCCAATCCATAACATCAATAGTTCAATCTATTGCTGATGTTATTATCCAAATCGTACAGACTATAGAGTCAGTATTTACCACAATCGGTAATACAATCCAATCATTCTTTAATACATTACAAACATTATTCATGTCTATTGCCTCTATCGTACAATCTGTTATAGATGGTATTGTCGGAGCAATTAATGGATTTGCTAATGTTATTAGAGGTATTGGTGATGCCATTTCTTCTATATTCCAAGGAATTGGACAAGCAATACAGTCAGTACTCCAAGGTATCGGTTCTATTATCGAGTCCGTTGGTAGCGCTATTAAATCTGTATTTGAAGGTGTCGGTAATGCTGCTAAGGCATTTGGAGAAGGTGTTAAAGCTGCTCTTCAAGGTGTTGCTGAAGTATTCCGCGGAATTGGTGATGGCATTAAGTCTGCATTTGAAGGGGTAGCTTCTATTATCGATGCTGTCGGTAATGCTGCCAAGAATGCAGGACAAGGATTCAAATTGTTTGCACAAGGCGTATCAATTATTGCTAAAGATGGTATTGCTGGTGCGGCTGGTATTACAGCAGTTGCTGCGGCCGTAACAGGTCTTGGTTCTGCATCATATGCTGGTAACCTTGTAGGATTTACAAAAGACTTGGGATCTCTTAAAGGAGTTATCGCTGGTCTTGCGGGTTCTGCCGGTGGTATCATGGCGATGTCTACTGGATTTATCATGATGAATGCTGCTTTAGCAGGTCTTGCGGGAACTGTTCCTACAGTATCTTCGGCATTCCAGAATCTACAAACGCCTATTACCACGCTAGCTCCAACCATCCCAACATTAGCAGCCGCATTTTCTATGTTAGCTCCATCTATCATGATGTCTGCTTCTGGAATTATGCCGGTTGTAGCCGGATTTACTCAACTAGGAGCGATTATTCCTAGTCTTGCAGCAGCTCTACAAACCGTACCTGCAGCATTCCAACAAGCGGCTCAAGGAGCTATGATGTTTGGACAATCTCTGGGACAAGGTATTATGGCTTCTGCTCCTATGGTGATTATGGCCGTCCAACAGTTAGCTATACAAGCAGTTATGTCTGCTCAAATGGCGTTTCAACAAGGACAACAAATCGGCGTACAGTTTGGACAACAAATTGCCACAGGATTAATGTCTCAGTCTGGAGCCATTACATCTGCTGCTCAGTCAAGCGCAAACATGTCCATAAATTCTGTAAGAGGTACGTTCTCTCAAGGCGGAGCCATTGGACAACAATTTGGATCAAGCATTGCTAGCGGTATTTCTGGAAGCTCTGGTTCTATTACGGGATCATCTTCTAGTGTGGCAAACAGTTCTGTAAACTCTATCCGTGGAGTGTTCAATCAAGGCACTTCTCTTGGCTCTCACTTCGGTGGATCTGTGGCTAGTGGTATTTCTTCACAATCAGGTTCTGCTCACGGAGCAGGTTCTAATTTAGCGAATTCAGCATACAATGGAGTATCTTCTGTATCATTGAGTTCTGCTGGTAGTTATGCAGGTTATGGATTTGCGAATGGTTTGGCAGCATCTGCTGGGTCTATTTACGCTACTGCTTCTGCAATTGCGTCTAATGTTGCAGCAACCATCCGAAGAGCATTGGATATCCATTCACCATCTCGTGTTACTAAAGCTCTTGGTAAATTCACGGGACAAGGTTTCGAGATTGGTTTGAAAGATACTGGATCTGCAATATTCAGAACTGCTAAAGGTTTGGCCAATCAAGCCATTGAAGCTCTGAATGTCGACGATAGTCTATCTGGACTCCTTATGGACAACATTGACATGACTATTCAACCAACAGTCAAACCAGTATTCGATGGATCTCTTCTGAAAGATATGAACAATCTTTCTGGTAAGATGAACGGTAACTTGACATTGCCATCAAGTTACACTGATAGATTCAATCAAAATGGCAACACAACGATTACTAATTCTGACACATATACAGTTAATGTGAATGTGGAGAACAGAGGTAATCAACCAATTAATCCTAAAGAACTTGCTCGTCAGGTTCAGGATGAATTGAAGAATATGCGTGACGCAGCTTTGCGTTCTAGAGGGGAGGAAATCGCTTGGTAAGTTTGAAGCCAGGTGAATTTCTTATTAATAAAGTAAATTCATCTACTGAACAGATACTTATCCAAGATCGTCCCGATATCGAAGCACCCAAACGTCGGCAGGTTCATAAAGAGCCTGCTGGCTATGATGGGTTCTTGATTTATGATGATGGAGGATATGAAGCTACTGAAGTAGAACTTACTCTTCTTTATCATGGAGGAAGAGTAGACGATCCTGCAGCTATTTCAACAGCACGCAATAGGATCTATAAATTCTTCAAGTTTGGTCAATACGAGTTTAAGATGACTCCTTATTTTGACCCCGAAAAGGTATATTTGTGTATACTTACGGAAGCTCCAACGTTTGAAAACAAATGGTATTATAATGGTGCCATGGTATTCAAACTCAAGATAAAAGTACAACCATATAAGTATTATGTGGATACTATTGACTCTTGGTGGAATATTCCTAAAGCAGGTTGGATGCGAAACCCTAAAATGTCCGATGCCAAACCATTATTCCGTATAATTGGTAATGGCGATTTGGATATGACTGTTGGATATAAGAAGATGATATTCACAGGTGTAGAAGGAAACATCTATATCGACTGTGAGAAGTACTTCGTATATCGAAACAACAATGGGGTTATCACAAATGCAAACCATAAATGTAAATCAAAGGACTTTTGGCACATGCCCTCGGAACAATCTGTACAAATCAATTGGAACGGCGCAATTAGTACTGTCGAAATGATTCCTAGATGGAGGGATCTGCTATGAGACCTATACTTTATGAACAATATGAACGAGACTTTGAGTCGAATGGTATTGGTGTATTGTGGGACGCTCTTGAGTGTGAGGTTCATGAGGTTCGTAATGGAGAATTCGAGTTAGAACTCACATATCCATACAGTGGTCAGTGGTTTAATGAAATCAAAGAGAACCGTTATATTCTAGCAAAGCCTAATGATACTGATTTACCTCATGCATTTCGTATTTATGAGGTAGAAAAGAATACCAAAGACCAGACAATAAAAGCTAAATGCGTGACAATCACGGACGACCTAAATGGTATGCTGGTAAAAGCGGCTAAAGGTAAAGGTACTCCAGCTACAGCATTTGCGCTGGCTAAACAAAATGTTGTTGGTGGTCCAGAAGCAGTTCCTTATGAGTTTTATACAGACATAACCGATAACCTAAAAGACTTCGAATTTCTTCTTCGGAATATGCAAAGTGTATTATCTGGGGAAGAAGGTTCGCTTATCGACTTATGGCGAGGCGAGATAAAACGGACAAATAACTATATTCATTTCCTTAGAAATCGTGGTAAACAAAATGTTACTACTATTCGTTTAGGAAAGAATATGGAGAACTTTAAGACCCAGGTATCTTTCAAAGGTAAATTCACAGCAATACTCCCTTACGCCAAGTATACTAAGCGTACTGGTAATGGAAATGATCAACAAGAGATTTATGTATTTGGTGACGTTGTTAAGTCAATGTACTATAACTCATATTCTCAAAAGAACTTGCGACCTGTAGATTTCTCGAGTGATTTCCAAAATACTAATCAAGGTAATGGGGATCAAGAAATCACAAAAGCTCAAGTAGATAATGCTGCTAAAAACTATTTCACATCTAGAAATCCTGGTTGTGATATTCCTAGCATCCAGATGACTGTTGAGATGGCTGCTCTTAGAGATAGTAATTTGTTTGATGAATATACGATTAATCGTTTAGAGACTATTGGGCTTTGCGATACCGTGGATGTATGGGTGTCCAAATGGAACCTATCCACAACTTTGAAAGTTCGTGAATTGACTTATGATGTTCTAAAAGAACAGATTAAGACAATGGTAATCTCTGATAATGGTAAAGGTTCTACTAGCTACGGGTCATCTTTAACGTCAACTGTCAACTCAAAGGTGGAACAGAGTGTTAATAACATCTTCTATAACAGTGGAGGTCTATGGTCTAAGATTGTTAACCTTACAGCTGATGGTAAAAACATTATCAATTACCAAACAACACAACCAACTTCTGCTAGAACCGGTGATCTTTGGTATAAAGACATGGGTAATGGCAAAGTCCAGCTCAACATTTGGGATGGATCAAAATGGAAGCGAGTTGTGGACTCTGATTTCGAAGATGATGTCAATAGAACGGTGGCAACTCATTTTGCGGAAGTTGAACAGAAAATCAAAGATGCTGAGGAAGACTCCAAGGAACGAACTCTACAGGCTTTAAGCAAGGCGGAAAGCGCATTGCTCCAACTCAGAGATCTTCCACAAACTGGAGAATTCAACAAAATCAAAGATCAAGTTGGTGTTTACGAACGAATAATTGGTAAAAACGAATCCGAGGTTAAAAAGAATGTTACAGGAATGGTTATGACTCCTGAAATATTCCAGACCGAGGTATTTGCCAGAGGCGTACTTGGGTCAGTTCTAAACCCACCACCTAAAGTGATTAATCATATTCTATCAACTGATGATTTTGCAAATATGACTTCTGGTATTATTGTCGATAGAAGAAAGATCAATACGAATTTGACTTATATCGCAAATCCGTATGTTGTCAAACGACCG